TGGGCCCCTGACCAGGTGTGGGTGGAGATTAAGCCGCCCAGCGATACATTCGACGATCCACGCTGGGCGGAGCTGGCCGAGGGGAGCGGGCTGATCGTCCTCGTGCTGCGTGGCCTGCACCGGCGGGGCGACACCTGCGGGCGCGACCACATGGTGCGCTTCTGGCACCCGGAGGGCGTCGTGGCAGACGTCCCCCGGATGTGGACCGGACAGCGGTTCGCACCGGCGTGGGACGCCGCCTCGGCGGCCCGGTTCGACCGCCGCGCGCCCGCCGGCCGGAAGGGGAGGAGAACGTAAGTGCCCACGCCCCAGCAGACCAAGGAAGCACGGACCAAGGAATCGAGGAACCACCGATGACCACGTACGTGGACACGAACGCGGGGCAGGTGTCGGACCACCACCTGGCGGAGCTGGACGCCAGCGAGATCGCCCCGGAGCACCGCGAGGCACGCGGGTACGAGACGCTGTACGGCACCGACGAGGACCGCGCGAGGCTGCGCGAGGAGTCCATCCCGGTGTGGGCCTGGCGCGAGGACACGGCCTTCCCCGGACTGTTCATCCCGATGTACCGGGTGACCGGCGAGCGGATCGGCGCGCAGTTCAAGCCCGGCCAGCCGCAGCCGAACAGCAACGGCAGCGAGAGCAAGCCGGTGAAATACGCCACCCCCAAGGGCACCAAGCCGCGCCTGGACGTCCCGCCGCTCATGGCGACAGCCGTCCGCGCCGGGGCCGCCCCGTTGTGGATCACTGAGGGTGTGAAGAAGGCCGACTCGCTCGCCTCCAAGGGCCTCGCGGCCATCGCGCTCTCGGGCGTCTACAACTGGCGCAGCCGGCTGGGCACGCTCGGCGACTGGGAGGACATCCCGCTCAAGGGCCGGGTCGTGGTGATCTGTTTCGACTCCGACGCCCGGCACAACTCCAACGTGCTGAACGCGATGCGCCGGCTCGGCATGTGGCTGGAGTCCAAGGGCGCCGCCGACATCCGGTACCTGATCGTTCCGCAAGAGGTCGACGGGACCGCCGTCAAGGGCGTGGACGACTACTTCCACGCGGGCGGCACGCTGGAGGGCCTGCGGGACGCGGCCACCTCCGAGATGCCTTCGGACAACAACCGCGACGCCGCGTTCAGTGACGCGGTCCTCGCCGACACGGTGTGCTCCGACGTCCTGGAGGGCCATTACCGGTGGGCCGCCGGTCTCGGGTGGATGCGCTGGGACGGCAAGGTGTGGACCGAGTGCACCGACGCCACGGTGATGGAGGAGATCCGACTGTGGGCCCTGGCCGGCTTCCAGCGGGTGCTGGAGAAGTGGCGCGCGGAGCCGAACAAGGACTTCCGTACCGAGCAGGAGGGGTGGCGCGGGGCCCTCGCCGCGTCCAAGCTGGGCAACCTGCTCAAGCTGTCCAGGGGCATCCTGGAGTCGGCCGCGACGGACTTCGACTACGACCCTGACGCGCTCAACTGCCAGAACGGCATCCTGGACCTGAAGACCGGCGTCCTCACCCCGCACGACCCGGACCGGCTGATGACGAAGATCACCGGCTGCGACTACGTCCCCGCGACGTTCCACCCGGACTGGAAGCAGGCGCTGGAGGCGGTACCGGCGGCCGTGCTGGACTGGTTCCAGATGCGCATGGGCCAGTCCATCACCGGCCACACCCCGCCGGACGACCTGATCCTGATCCTCCAGGGCGGCGGGTCCAACGGGAAGGCGCTGGACACCGACACGCCGATGCTCACCGCCAACCGTGGCTGGACAACCATGGGCGACCTCGTGGCCGGTGACGAGGTGTACGGCCCGGACGGGCAGCCCACAAAGGTCACGCACGCGTTCGACGTCCTGCACGGACGCCGCTGCTACCGGGTGACCACGACCGACGGACGGTCCGTCGTGGCTGACGCGGACCACCTGTGGACCGTCCGGCTGAGCAAGGGGACGAGCAAGCTCAACAGGCCACGGTGGGTCACGCTGACCACCGAACAGATGGTCCAGCGGGGCGTCTACGCCCGTACGGGAGGGGGCCGCGCGGGGCTTCGGTTCCGGCTGCCCGAACAGCAGCCGATCCAGTCCAAGCCAGTTGATCTGCCGTTTGACCCCTACGTGCTCGGTGCCTGGCTGGGGGACGGGGAGAGCGCGGGTAACCGCCTCACCTGCCACCCCGACGACGTTCAGATCGTCGAGGAGATCCGGGCAGCCGGCATCCCGGTGCGAAGGCAGAACACCCCGTACGCGTGGGCTCTCGGGGACGGGGGCGGTCGTGGCAAGCGCAACGGCCAGTCCATCACCGAACAGCTCCGGTCCCTGGGCGTGCTGAACAACAAGCACATCCCGGAGCAGTACCTGGCCGGGTCCCAGGAGCAGCGCCTGGCGCTGCTTCAGGGACTCATGGACACCGACGGCTTCGCGTCTGCGGGGCAGGGTCAGGCCGTGTTCACGTCCACCCGCAAGTGTCTGGCAGACGGGGTGCTGTACCTGGCGCGGTCGCTGGGGTGGAAGGCGACGGTAAAGGAGTCCGTGGCGACCCTGAAAGGCGTTGCCGTCGGTCCGAAGTGGATGGTCACGTGGACGCCGGGTCCTGATGGGTTGAACCCCTTCCGGCTGGCCCGCAAGGCCGGCCGCATCAGCGCCTCCCGCCCGCGCGTGCGCACCTCGGCGCCGAGCATCGCGGCCATCGAGAGGGTGGACTCCAGGCCGGTGCGCTGCATCACTGTGGACCGCGAGGACGCCCTGTACCTCGCCGGCCGGGACCTGGTCCCCACGCACAACTCTACCGTCATGGACGCCATCGCCAAGTCGGCCGGCAAGCGCGGCGGCTACCACACGGCTGTCGCCGACCGGGCGCTGCTCGGCAACGCGAGCGACAACCACCCCACCGAGATGATGGACTTCATGGGCGCTCGCCTCGCGGTGCTGGAGGAGACACCGGAGGCCAAGCGCCTGGACGTCAACCGGGCGAAAAAGTTGGCGGGCACCGACCAGATCACGGCCCGCAAGATGCGGCAGGACAGCGTCACCTTCTCCACGACGCACACGCTGATCATCAACACGAACCACAAGCCGCTGGTGGAGGAGTCCGATCACGGCACGTGGCGCCGGCTGGCCATGCTCGTCTTCCCGTACAAGTACTGCAAGCCGTGGGAGGCGTGCACGGGGCCCAACGACCGGCCGGGGGACCTGAACCTGCGCCAGCGGGTGAAGACCGACGAGCGGGTCACTGAGGCCGTCCTGGCGTGGCTGGTGGACGGGGCCCGCAAGTGGTACGCGGCCGACATGATCCTGCCCCCGCCGCCGGCGGAAGTGGCGGAGGCCACCCTGGAGTGGCGCCGGGAGTCGGACCTGGTGCTGTCCTTCATCGGGGACGTCCTGGAGTTCGACTGGGACTCCCACATCTACGCCCCGGAGCTGCGCGAGGCGTTCAACAAGTACCTGGCCGACAAGGGCCACCGGGAGTGGACGGACAGGACGTTCACCGCCCGATTCGGAAGCCACGACGAGTGCTCGCGGAACGGGGTCGCCCGGAAGCGGATCAAGACCCGCGAAGGGCGGTCCACGCTGGACCCGGGGCTCGCCGTACCCAATCCGTACTACGCGTGGCTGGGAATCCGGTTCCAGGACCCGAACGGAAACGGCCAGCTCAGCGAGGGTGAGGACAACCCGGTACCGTCGGTACCCTCTTCTCCCGTTAACAATGAAATCGGCCCTCGTATAGGAGGAACAGGAGAACACGGTACCGACGGTACCGGCCCTCGAACCGCCCCCGGAGGGGACCCTTTCGGAGGTGATCCGTTCGCGGAAGCGGAAGCCGATCACGCGCCCGTGGCCACCGTCCCCGCCCCGTCCCCGCCGCCGGCCGCCGAGACCGTGCCCCCGCGCGCCGGCGGGTCCGTCGGGTTCGACATCGAGTCGCACAGCGCCAAGCGACTGTTCGTTCACAAGGACATCGGCGGCGACCCGTACACCCGGCTGTCCGGCTACGTCACCGAGGACGGGACCGAGGTCGTCGTCAACTCCGTGGACGAGCTGATCCGGCGCCTGGAGGACGCGGACGAGATCTACGGTCACAACCTGCTCGGGTTCGACCTGATGGCCCTCGCCCGCCACCACGGCGCCGACTACGACAAGCTGGCCGCCAAGACGGTGGACACCCTGCGGTGGGCGCAGACCATCGACCCGCCCGGCGCCGCGCACGAGAAGCCGTGGGCGGCCAAGGGCTATTACGGTCTGGACGGCCTCGCCGCCCGGCTCGGCATGTCGGGCAAGACCGACGACCTGAAGGCCCTCGCCCTCAAGCACGCCCCCGAGGAGATCGACGGGCGCAAGCTGAGCACCGAGGAGCGGTTGGAGATCGGTTTCGGACGTATCCCCGCCGACGACCCGGAGTACCGCGCCTACTTCAGCGGCGACCTGAAGGCGACCCGGGGCGTGCGGCGCGCCCTGGGCGAGCCGACGGACTACGTCAGGCGTGAGATGCGCGTGGCGCACATCCAGCACCGGCCGACCCTGACCGGGTGGAAGGTGGACGTCCCCGTCCTGCGCGAGATGGTGCAGGCGGAGGCGGACAAGCGGCAGGAGTCGCTGGAGTGGCTGCACGAGAACTGCGGCGTGCCGCTGACCCGCTCCGTCGGCAAGGGCCGGGGCAAGAACAGGGTGTTCACCGACGAGCCGGTGAAGTCGCCGCTGTCCACCACCGAGGGCCGTGGGGCGGTCATCGCCGCGTTCGCCGACCGGGGCGCCAACTTCTACCCCAAGACGGCCTCCGGACTGATCAGCCTCAACAAGGATGCGCTGGGCGAGTCGTCGTACATGGTGGGCAAGGGCGCGAACGCCCGGACGGTCCCGGCGATGCTCAACCCCAACGTGCTGCGCACCTTCGCCGAGGGCGGCGCCGACGTGGACGCGCTGCGCGAGATGTGCGGCCACATCGTCACCGTGACCTCCACGGTCCAGAAGTACCAGGAGATCCTGGACCACCTCGTCGGCGACCGGGTCCACCCGCAGGTCGGTGACCTTCAGGGGTCGGGCCGGTGGGCGTACGTCCGCCCGTCGGTGACCAACATCGGCAAGCGTGGCGGCAAGGTGGGCCAGCGCCGCCCGCTCATCGCCGACGACGGACACCTGCTGATCTGTTTCGACATGGACCAGGTCGACATGCGCGCCATCGCCGGCCACTGCCAGGACCCGGCGTACATGCAGAACTTCGCGCCCGGAGCCGACGCGCACAGCATGATCGCCGAGGCAGTGTTCGGCCGGGCCGACGGCGAGTGGCGCGACAACGCCAAGCGCATCGGCCACGGCTGGAACTACGGCATGGGTGTGAAGGGCATCGCCAACTCCGGTGTGGAGATGGAGCTGGCGCAGAAGTTCGACGACCAGATGAACGCCCAGTACCCGGTGCTGTGCGCCTGGCGGAACGAGGTGCGCGAGCGGGGCGCGGCCGGACAGATGCTCGACAACGGGTTCGGCCGGCTCATGCGCTGCAACCCGGACCGCGCGTGGACGCAGGCGCCCGCGCTCATGGGCCAGGGCGGCGCCCGGGACATCATGTGCACGGGCCTGCTGCGCCTGACCGACATGCTGCCCGAGGCCCTGGAGTGGCTGCGCTGCGTCGTCCACGACGAGGTGGTCCTGAGCGTCCCCGAGCACCTGGTGGACGGCGTCCGGGAGGCCGTGCTGGAGGCGTTCACGTTCGAGTTCAAGGGCGTGCCGATCACGGCCGGTGCGAGCAAGGCGGCCCGGTCGTGGGACGCCTGCTACGCGAAGGACTGAGCGCCGTGACTGACATGGTGATCGGAACGGAGATGTGCCCGGCGTGCGGCCGGGTGGTGTGGCTGGTCCGGTTGCACGCCGGCCCGGCGTACTCGCACCTCGGCGTCGGGCCGTGCCTCGGGGACTCGTTCCTTCCGGTGCGTGACGCCGAGGCGGTACGCCGCATCCGCGAGCGCGGCGGCGAGCGGCTGCGGCTGGCGGCCCACCCGTGAACGGGCGCCGGGACGGCTCCGAGGGGTTGTCCCGGCACCGTCGACAGTGGTTTAATTAAATCGAGTGGTCCGGGTCGTTCGGCGATTCACCGGCGGCCCGGTTCACTGACCAAGGAGTCGAGGAAGGCAGGGCCATGGACTACTTCCAGAAGGAAGCCGCCGAGCGCCAGCGGGACATCGACGCGGCCCGTCGGTGGGCCGAGGGCGCCGGGAAGAACACCCGCGACGGGTTCCCCGAGTGGTGCGGGAATACCGGTCGGAACGGCGACTACGCGGCGGCGCACGCCGTGTGGCTGACGTCGCCGGCCCGCATCGAGCGGTGGGCCGAACGCAGCGGCATCTTCGTCGGCAAGGGCTTCGCCCGGTGGTACCTCGGGGAGGGCCGCACCGACACCTTCGCGGACGCCTACGAGATCTACCGCGCCATGGTGCACGCCGAGGCCGAGGCAGCCCGAGTGCAGCGGACGGAGGCCTGACCATGACGACGACACTGGAAGCCCTGGCCACCGGGGCGAAGCACGACCCGGCGATACTCCTGCCGAACCTGTGGTCCGAGCTGCTGCGCTGCGTCGAGGCCATGTGCCCGTGCGGCAACACGGCGCGCGTCGACCGTGGCGGCACGCTGGGCACGCACGAGCCGAAGTCGACGTGGGACATCGACGGCCAGCGCCGTCCGGCGATCCGGGACGCAACCGGCATCGGGTGGACCTGCCGTTACAGCGGCCGGACCGCCACCCTGGACGCAGCCCTGGAACGCGACAACGTCCTGACCCCGGCCGAGAAGCACGCACGGGACACCACGGAGCGCAGGCTCCGGGCGGGCATCACGGACACGGCGCCCGAGGGCTACGCACTGCCGAAGCCGGTCGCCGGCCTGTTCGCGCTCGCCGAGGCCAACGGCTGGACCACGCAGCAGGCGTGGGCGCCGCGCGACGACGGCTTCGCCCTGAATCTCCGGGTGGGCCGGGCGGCCGACGAGGGCCGGCGCTGGCAGTACGACCTGACGTACTTCGTCGCCCCTGGCGTCGCCCGCCGGACCCAGTTCGGGCTGAGCGTCACCCCGGACCGCCCGGCCCCGCACGACACCCCGTCCCTCAAGGCCATCCGGGCCGTCGTCGAGGCCATCCGGGCCGTCGTCGAGGCCAACCCGGTACCGGCGGAGGACGCTGCGTGACAACGCGGCTGGCGCACACGCGTATCGCGGCCTCGCCAACCGACTGCACCGCCTGCGCGCGGATGGACCCGTCCCGGGCGTTCTGCGGCCTGTGCCGCGCGACCCGGGGCCTGCCCGCCTGCTGGCGGTGCGGCGACAAGCGATGGACCGTGACGAACGACCGATGGGGTCGGTGCCCCTGCGCCACCCCGACCAAGGAAGCGAGGAACGAGGAATGAGCAACGACAAGGGTCACGGCTACGACTGGAGCGACCTGCGCGACAGGCCTGCCCGGGAACTGGCGGTCGGCGACACGTTCGTGTCCGGCCTGGGCGCGTTCACGGCGTACTTCACGGGCCGGGACGGACGCGTGCGCCCCGCCATGGGCTGCGAGCCGCCCGGCGGCACCGCGTGGACCGTCACGGCCCGGGACGGCAACGACACCACCTGCCGGGGCCACGACGGCCGTACGGAGTCGCAGGAGATCCCGGACGGCGCCCGCGTGCTGCTGGTCGTCCCGCCCGAGCCGGTCGGCACCGTGCTGGCGGTCAACTCCCACCGGGCGGCCGACCGGCTGAAGCGGGCGCTGGGGCGCAAGCCGGCCGCGTACTACGACAAGGCGATGAGGCGAGGCGGCAAGTTCGTCGTGCTGTACGGCGACGACGTGGCGACGGCGCTGGAGATCACGTCGGTCACCCGGACCCGGTTGAAGCCCGAGGACGTCGCGCTGTGCCTCAGCAGCCGGACGACGGTGGACGACGACGGCCTGCGCGTCACCTACGACGACTCGGAGCACGCCCGGCGCGAGGCGGACCGTGCGGCCGGCCGGCGGACCGGGGAAGCGAGGGCCGACGCGTGAGCGTCCACCTGGAGTGCGACCGCTGCGGGTTCCAGGAACAGACGTCCAGCGTGATGCTGTTCGCCGGGACCGTGGGCCCCGGCATCCCGACGGCGCGTCCCGAGCTGCCGGACGGCTGGACACGGTCCCGGCTCCCGGCCGAGGACGGTTCGGCGTGGGACCGGGAGCTGTGCCCCGGCTGCAAGGCGGAACTGCTGCGGTTCATGGCCGGCGCCCCGGTCGTCGACATCCGGTCGGTGTCGGAGCAGTCGGCTGTCTGCCGTGGGTGCGGGCACCTCGTCCACCAGGGCACGGAGTGCCCGGCACTCACGATGCCGGACGGGCCGGGCCCCGCGCGCACCTGCGGATGCAAGGCGGAGGGAGTGGGGACCGATGGCTGAGCGACGCACGCGGCTGGTCGTGGACATCGTCTGGAACGGGCCGGACGCGCCCCGGCCGGACGAGCACTACTACAGCGACGACGAGCTGGCCCGGGTGTCCACGGACTGGATCGTGGGCGCGGTCGAGGACCACGACGACTGCCCCCGCGTCACCGTGACCGAGGTGGGCGGAGCGTCGGCGGACCGGGGCCGGGACAGCGGTGAGGCGCTGACGTCCGTGCGCACCGTGCTGAGCCGGGCCGAGACGGCGCTGGGGGAGCTGGGGCCCGAGGGCACCCGGACGGAGTTCCCGCCGAGGACAGGCGACCAGGCGCAGGACAACTACCCCCTGCGCAAGGCGGGGAGGTTCGAGGACCCCGACGCCCCGTCCATGCGGCAGGCCCTGCGGGCCGTCGTCGCACTGCTGGACCCTTGGCGGAAGACCGGCCGGACCAAGCGCTCCACCTGTCACTGACCGCCGCTCACCACCGACGAAGCCCCGGAGCCCTCCCGGCCCGGGGCTTCGTCGCGTCTCCGGAACGATCATGGCCCTTCGCCGTCTTAACATCGCCGCGTCCGCCGACCGGGTGAAGGGGTAGCGATGACCACGACCGTCGGGACCGAGCGGGTCCCCCTGGAAGACCTCACACCGTTCCCTGGCAACGCCCGGCGCGGCGACGTGGACGCGATCCTCGAATCGCTGCGCGCGAACGGGCAGTACAAGCCGCTCACCGTTCGCCGGCACGGCGAGACGCTGACGATCCTCGCCGGGAACCACACGTATCTGGCGCTGCTGCGGCACGAGGAGTCCGACCGCGAGGACTGCCGGGACTGGGAGCTGGCCAACGACCGCCCGTGCCAACTCTGCGTCAACGTGGAGGCGGACGACCCGACAGCCCTCTCCCACCTCATCGAATGCGACGACGCCACCGCCACGCGCATCAACCTGGTGGACAACAAGGCGGCCGACGACGGTTCCTACGACGACGAGGCGCTGGCCGCGCTGCTCGCCTCGCTGGACGGCGGCCCGGTCGGCACCGGCTACACCGACGAGGAAGCCGACTCACTGCTGGCGAGGTACGAGGAGGAAGAGGTCGTCGAGTACACCCGCCCGGCAGTCGCCGAGTACAACGACGACCCCGAGGAGCGGAAGGCCCGGGTGGACCGCCTCGGTGGCGAGAACAGCCAGCCGTACGAGTCGCGCGGTGTGCGGGACATCTTCCTCGCCATGCCCAACGCCGAGGCCGACGAGCTGGGCCGCTGCATCATGGCGCTGCGCGAGCACTTCGGCGCGATGACGCAGAGCGAGGTCGTGCTGCGGGCGGCCCGGGTGGCCGTCGCGGTCATGGACGGCGCGGACGCGGGACTGACCCTCGCGGACTGCCTGAGCCGGGGGGAAGCCGTCTACAACCCCGGGGCCGAGGAGTGAGCGACACACTGACGGCCGGTCTCGACTTCCGGCTACCGCAGTACCGGCGGGAGGTGTTCCTGCGGTTCTACGAGTGGTCGGTGCGTCACCGCTCGTTCCCTGGGGGAGTGCACTACGCGCTGCCGCACCTTGCCGACGCACTCGACTGGGACACCGAGCAACGATTCTGGGCGGCGTTCCTCAACGCCAACACGCAGAACCCTGTCACCACGCTGCTGCTCATGCAGGCCGCATCGCGCCCCGGCGACGCGGACGGGGCCGTGGAGTTCTGGCGGGGGCACTACCGCGAGCTGGAGTGGGACACCGACCGCCGGTACCACAAGGCCCGGTTCGCGGACGCGGTGGACGGGTATCGGCGGCTGACCGGCCCGGGGCCGGACGCACAGGCCCGGTACTTCCGGCTGCCGCACGAGTGGGGCGCGTGGTGGGACGCCGCCGCCGCGATACCGACCATGGGCCGGCTGTCCACCTGGAGCTACCTGGAATACCTGCGCATCCTGGAGTGCGGAGCCCCGGACGCTGACACGCTGCTGCTCACGGACATCCCCGGCTCCCGCAGCCACCGCAACGGCCTCGCCCTCGTCGCCGGCCGGGACGAGTGGATCGCTGACAAGCAGCTCGGGGACCCCGCGTTCGGCTACACCCCGGACGTGCTCAGCGAACTGGCGTCCGTCGGCTACGGTTTGCTGGCCGAGGCGCGACGCCGGGTCCCAGGGGACCGCACGGTCGGCTATCTGTCGCTGGAGTCGGCACTGTGCACGTACAAGAGCTGGCACAAACCGAACCGTCGCTACCCCGGCGTCTACAACGACATGCTGCATGACCGGCTGGTGCGTGCGGAGAACCGGTTCGGCCGGCGGTTCGGCGTCATCTGGGACGCCCGCCGAGAGGCGCTGCCCGCCCGGCTGCGGCTGGAGGACAACCCCGGGGACCCCGGCTGCGTGCCGGTCAAACAGAACTGGTACCGGACCACCGGTCAGGTCATCGGCATGGCGGACGACTGGCCTTGCTTCACCAACGGTTTCGACCGGTTGGTACGGGACGGGCTGCTCGGCCAGAGGGAGCGTGCGTGGATCTGAACTCCTGGCTCAGCCCGGTGGAGAACCGGGGCGGCCGTCTCTACAAGCGGGAAGACCTCGCCGCGCTGCCTGTCGGCGTCAACGGCTCCAAGCTGCGCGCCTGCGAGCACCTGATCGGCCGGGCCGCCCGCGCCGGCGCCAAGCGGGTCATCTCCGCCGCCTCGGTGCTCTCCCCGCAGAGCGCCATGGCCGCCGTCCTCGCACGGCGCCACGGCCTCGGCTGCACGGTCGTCGTCGGCGGCACCAAACCCACCACAGCCATCCGGCACCCGTCCATCCGCATGGCCGTGGACCACGGGGCGGGCCTGGAGTTCGCGGCCGTCGACTACAACCCGGCGCTTCAGTCCTACGCGCGCAGGCTCGCCGCCACCGACCCCGCCGCGTACTGGCTCCAGTACGGCATCACCACCCCACCCGCCGCCACCCGCGAGGAGCTGCTGGACTTCCACGCGGTCGCCGCCCGGCAGACGGAGAACCTGCCGGACGGGGTGGGGACGCTGGTGGTGCCGTTCGGGTCCGGCAACACGGCGGCCGGTGTGCTCATGGGCTTGGCCCAGCGATCGTCGGCCGACCGCCCCCGAAAGACGGTGCTGGTGGGCATCGGCCCGGACCGGAGGGCCTGGCTGGCAGACCGGTTCGCCGCCATGGGTCTGGAACTCCCGGCGTACGAGCACCTGGACCTGCACGGCTCCGGATACGCCTCCTACGGCGACAAGATGCCCGGCACCGCCGACGGCATCCGCCTGCACCCCACCTACGAGGGCAAGGTGGTGCGCTACCTGAACGAGAAGCGACCCGACTGGTGGACCCGCCGGGACGGCACGACGTGCCTGTGGATCGTGGGAGGACCCATCTCGTGATACGTGGCCTGCTGTACGTCATCGGCCCGCCGGGGGTGGGCAAGTCCACGCTTGTCCGGGAGCTGCGCACCGGCTGGGACACAGAGGTGGACCGGCACCACGCCGTCCCCCACACCCGTCTCAACCACCCCGCCACCGGCCGCACCGCCGGACTGGAACTCGGGGTGCCCCGCGAGGACTTCCCCGGCACCGACGCCCTGGCCATGGACATAGGGCCCCGGGCGCTCCAGTTTCTGTCGGCCAGCTACACGCCCTTCGCCGTGGGGGAGGGCGCGCGGCTGGCCACCCGGCCTTTCCTCGGCGGACTGGCGCAGCAGGGCGTGGCGGTCACGGTGGTGGAGCTGATGGCGTCACCGGCGCTGCTGGATCAGCGGTGGCGCGAGCGCGGGGCGCGACAGAACCCGTCCTGGCGCAAGGGTGCGGCCACCCGGGCGTCCCGCCTGGCCGACTGGGCCGCCGGTGCGCCGGGCGTCCGGCTGCGGTGCATCGACGTGGAGCAGTACAGCCCGGCGGAGATGGCGGCCGAGGTGCGCGACGTCTTCCCGCCGATAACCCCGGAGGTGAACCGTTGATCTCTATTCGTCTGCGCTCCCGGATTGGCAAGCAGGAGCTTGAGGAAAAAGCTGGCAAGGTACTCGGGGACGACGCCTACAACGTGAAGCTGACAGGGCCAACCCGGGTGTTCCTGCCCAACGGGCAACCGCTGTGCGTCTACCTACCCGGCGCGATGAAGGACGTCGTCACCGAGGAGCAGTACGCGATCCTGCACAGCCTGCGACGGACCACAACAGGGAACCGGGGCCCCGCCTCGGGCTCCAAGGCCGTTCGTGCGGGCGCGCAGAAACGGCAGTACTTCAAGGCGGTCAGCTCCAGCATCCTCGGGGCGTTCGACCCCGGGGGCACCTTCAGGTTCTGCCGCCTGACGGCCTGGACCGGCAAGAACCTCCCGGAGTGGGAGGCGCTGCACCCGGCGTTGCAAGCCGTAGCCGGGGCGATGCAGGAACACGTCCCCGAGCGCTACGCGGCGCAGATGGAGGAGATCGAGCGGACGCACCCGGACTGGGTGGTGCCCGGTACCCCGTTCACGACGGTCACCGTCAACAACACCTACCCAACCGGTGTGCACACCGACAAGGGCGACCTGGACAAGGGGTTCAGCACGATCTTCGCGCTCCGTCGGGGCACGTACACCGGAGGGACGTTCGTGTTCCCGGAGTTCCGGGTGGGCGTGGACCTTCAGGACGGCGACCTGATCCTGATGGACGCCCATCAGTGGCACGGCAACACGGCCATCGTCTGCGCCTGCGGTGAACGACGGACGGCCTACTGCGAGGACTGCGGGGCGGAACGCATCTCGGTCGTCTCGTACATGCGCACCGCGATGACCCGGTGCGGTAGCGAGGCCGAGGAGATCGACCGGGCCCGGGAGTACCGCGAGCGCACCAAGGGCGTCCTGCGCGAGACCCGTTAATCATTAGGGAGGCTAAGGACTATGGCGAAGGGTGACCCGCCCAGCCACCAGCCGAGCCACCGGGCGATGGTGGCGCAGCGGCGCGCACGGGCCATCGAGTTGAAGAACCGGGGCCTGTCCTGGCAGCAGGTTGCCGAGCAGATGTCCCCGCACTACCTGGACGCCGACGGCCAGCCGTCGGCCGCCGCCGCCTGCGTGGACGTCTCCCGCGCGCTGAAGCAGGCGAACAAAGAGCTGGCGATGGGGCTGGAGGAGTACCGCGAGGCGGCGCGGATGCGGCTGGACGGCCTGCGCCGCCAGGTCCACGCGGTCCTCGCCCGGCCGCACTACGTGCTGCACGCGGGGCAGATCGTCCGCGACGAGGACGGCCAGCCGCTGCGCGACAGCGCCCCCGTCCTCGCGGCCGTGGACCGGCTCATGCGCATCGAGGAGCGACAGGCGAAGATCGACGGCACGGACGCCTCCGAGAAGCTGACCATCGCGCTGGACCGCCGGGTGGACGAGGAGACCACGGTCGTGGTGGAGGCCATCCTGGCCGGCGCCAACGCCGTGGAGCTGGAGCCGGCGCAGCGGCAGCGGATGCTGGAGGCGGCCGGCGCGCACCTGCGCGTGGTGGAGGGCGAGGTCGTCGGCGAGAGCGAGGACCCCGGCTGACCAGCGCCGTAGGCGAGCGGGGCAACCCGTGGCATCATCCGGGGCCCGACAACCCAAGGAGCATCATGGCCCTGCCCACCGACGGATACGCGCCCACGTCCATCGGCTACATGATCGGGACCGACAACAACCTGACCGTGACGGTGTCCGTCAGCGCGAACACCGCGTCCCAGCGCGAGGCGGCGGAGCAGTTCCTGCCGTACCTGGAGACCGCGCTGACCGAACTCCGCGACAACTACCAGAGCGGCACGCAGCAGACGGTGCTCTACATCGAGCGCACGCACAGCGGCAGCCTGGTCGACGGCATCTGACTCGGGTTCGGGAGTAGCCCGCCGCCCTCGTGGGTACGACACAGCAGACGGCGGTCTGACGCCGCCTCAGCTCTGGAACCGCCCGGCGCCGCACCGGGCGGTTCCCGCGTTTTCCAGGCCGTTCGGCGATTCCCCGGTCCGTGGCTACCCTGCCGCCACGATCAAAGACCACGGAACAAGGGGTGTCCATGCGCGTCCTGCTCACCGGGGCGGCCGGGTTCGTCGGCTCGCACGTCCTGCGTCACCTGCTCGCCCGCACGGACTGGGAGATCGTCTGCCCGGTGTCCTTCCGGCACAAGGGGCTGCCCGCCCGTGTCGCCTCCGCCGTGTGCGACACCGACTGGGGCAAGCGCGTGGACATCGTCCACTGGGACATGCGCGCCCCGGCGGACCCGCTGACCCTGCACATGTTCGGGGACTGCGACGTCATCATGAACGTCGCCAGCGAGTCGCACGTGGACCGGTCCATCGCCCACCCCGTCGACTTCGTGCAGAACAACGTCGCCCTGATGCTCCACGTGCTGGAGGTCGCGCGGGAGATCCGGCCGCGCCTGTTCCTCCAGATGTCCACCGACGAGGTGTACGGTCCGGCGTACGGCGACCACCGGCACACCGAGTGGGAGACGGCCGTGCCGTCCAACCCGTATTCCGCGAGCAAGGCGGCGCAGGAGTCCATCGCCGTCAGCTACTGGCGGACCTATGACGTGCCCCTCGTCCTCACCAACACGATGAACATCATCGGCGAGACGCAGGACCCCGAGAAGTTCCTCCCGATGGTCGTCCGGGGCCTGCGGGACGGCTTGCCGATCACCGTGCACACCGCGCTCGACGGCACGCCCGGTTCACGGTTCTACCTGCACGCGCGCAACCTCGCCGACGCGTGGCTGTACCTGACGCGCCGGTACACCGAGGCCGAACCGGAGGTGTGGACGCTGGGCGGCGACATGATCCGCATCGCCATGGGCCCGGCGCGCTACGGCGACGGGGTCACGCGGCCCGAGCGGTTCCACATCGTCGGCGAGCGCGAGGTGGACAACGTCGAACTGGTGCGGATGGTCGGGGAGGTCATGGGGCTGTCCGACGACTACGTCCGGGCCCTGGTGCAGCCGGTGTCCTTCCACGCCTCGCGGCCGGGGCACGACCTGCGGTACGCCCTGGACGGCTCGCGGATGGCGGCCTTCGGCTGGACGCCTCCGGTGTCCCTGGAGAAGTCGCTGGAGACCACCGTGCGCTGGTCGCTGGACAACCCCGAGTGGCTGGCCCTGTGATGGTTTAGCAAAACCATGGAACGGGGATTTAACTAAATGAGTGTCCCGGCCAGACCCGGCGGAACGACCCCGGGCCGTCGCCGGTCGACAAGGACCCCGGGCCAGTGGACGTGGCCCGGGGTCCAACCCAATCTACGAGAGGGGCGTCCCGTGGATGCAGCACTTCAGCCCATCGTCCTGACGGAGCGCCAGCGCCGGCTGCTGTGGCTGCTGTCCGTCGGCCGCCCCCGCGAAGTAATCGCACGGGAGACGGGCGTCACGTCCGTCGGGGTCAAGAGTTCCTGCAATCGCATTTACCGTCAGCTCGGGGCGTCCACGGCCGCACAGGCCGTACGCAACGGTCTGCTGGCCGGGCACATCGGCCCGTACGAGGATTGCGGGACGCTCGCAGCCTACCGCCGCCACATCAAGCGGGACGAGGCGATCTGCGCGGCGTGCAAACGCGGCAACCGCGAGCGGGCCGAGACCGAGGCCGCGTTGCGCAACCGCCGGGTGACCCTGTCCGAGGCCGAGACACGGCTGTTGCGCGCGTTCGACGCCGGCCGCACGGTGGCGCAGATCTGCACCCGTTGGGGCGTCAGTCAGAAGGTCGTCAAGGAACTCACCGCGTCCGCCTATGCGGCCCTCGGGGTGAGCCACCTGCCTCAGACGGTGCGCCGTGAGGCCGCGCTGCGCGAGGCCGCCGCCCGGGGTCTGCTCCGCCTGCGGATGCCGGAACCCCGCGTCGTCCGAACCAACCCGGTCACCCTCACGGACACGCAGGTGAGAGTACTCGTAGCGCTAGAGGACGGGGCGTCCCTTTCCGAGGCGGCACGTGAGCTGAAGATGCATCCGGGGACCCTGTCCACGCGGCTGAGCGAGGCGTACCGGCGCCTGGACGTGGCGTGGATGGACAAGGCCGACCGCCGCCCCGCCGCCCTGCGCAAGGCTCGTGAGCACGGCCTGCTGCCCGAGCCGGCCACCACCTGAGCCGTTTGGCCGTTTCGTGACCCGGCCGTACCGTGCCCGCCCGGAGGTGGTCATCAATGGCCAAGCACCGCGTAACAGTTGGTGCCGTCATGGCGGGAGCGGCCGGCACGGTCGTCTCACTGCTGGGCGGCGCCCCCGCCTCGGCCGCGAGTCTGTCGACCTGGGACAAGGTCGCCAAGTGCGAGTCCGGGGGCAACTGGTCCATCAACACCGGCAACGGGTACTACGGGGGACTTCAGTTCAGCCAGTCCACATGGGCCGGCTTCGGCGGCACGCGCTACGCCGCGAGAGCGGACCTCGCGACCAAGGCGCAGCAGATCACCGTGGCGGAGAAAGTCCTGTCCGTCCAGGGCCCCGGCGCCTGGCCGGTGTGCGGCGCGCGGGCGGGCCTCGCCCGGGGAGGTCCGTCACCGGAGACGGCCGCGTCCACGCCGCGCACGGTCAAGCCCAAGACGGCACCGGCGAGCACCCCGGCCGCGCAGCGGGCGGTCGCCTTCGCCCGCGCGCAGCTCGGCAAGCCGTACGTCTACGGCGCGACCGGCCCCGGCTCCTACGACTGCTCGGGGCTCACCATGTCCGCCTGGCAGTCGGCCGGCGTCAACATCCCGCGCACCTCGCAGGCGCAGTGGTCCGGACTCACCCGCGTGCCCGCCTCGGCCGTGCGGCCGGGGGATCTCGTCGTCTACAACGGGGCCGGGCACGTCGCCGTCTACGTCGGAGGCGGGCAGATCATTGAGGCACCCAGCCCCGGCAAGGCGGTGCAGACGGCGCCGTGGCGGTCCGGCTGGTACGCGGACAACTTCGTCGGCGTCGTCCGCCCGGCCGGCGGGACCGCCGTCGCGGAACGCTCCGAGCCGGTGCGACAGGCGGCCCCGCCCCGCCCGCGCTCCGACGGGGACGTGAGAGTCCCGGCGCCCGGCCGCCACACCGTGCGCCCCGGGGAAACCCTGTCGGGCATCGCCGAGGAGCGCGGGCTCAGCGACTGGCGCGTGCTGTACGCGGCCAACCGGGACAAGGTCTACGACCCGAATTTGATCTTCCCGGGGCAGGTGCTGCGCGTGCCCAACGCGGCATGAGCGCCGTCTGGATCACGGCCCGGTGCCCGGCGTGCGGCGGCAGCAGCTCCTTGTTCGTTGCCGACGGCGGGTACATCACCTGCGCGCGGCTCGACTGTCCGAACCCCGAGGCGGCGCAGACCGCTCTTGAACGGGCCGGGGCCGAAATGCTGCGGGAGCACCCCGCACAGACGACACGGCGGACCCACAGGGCATAGACTCGCCGCCGTCTGCATTGCACCACCGAGGCCCGCACCGACACCCCCGTCCGGTGCGGGCCTCGTCGTGCTCCGGAAACCGCGCGCCGCCCGGCAGCCGACAATGGCGGGCATGGCGGACACGAGGCTGAGGAGCCGCGCGGCGGAGAAGCTGCTCATGCACGCGCGGACGCTGACGGAGCCGCGCTGGACTCCGCTGCCCCACCAGGTCCCGCCGCCCGGCGACTGGTACGGATGGCTGCTGCTGGCCGGGCGAGGCGCCGGGAAGACCGACGCGTGCGCGCGGTACGTCCACGAGCACGTCATGGGCCCGCCGTGCCTGCCCGGTCCCATCCCGCACTGGATCGGGATCATCGCGCCCACCCTCGGCGACGCGGCGACGTCCTGCTACGCCGGCCCGTCCGGCCTGCGGGTGCACAGCCCCGAGGCGAAGATGACGACCCGCCAGGGCGGCACGATCATCAAGTGGCCCAACGGTAGCGAGGCCAAGGTGTTCGGCGCGCACAGCCCGGAGGACATCGAGCGCCTGCGGTCCGGCGGTAACCGGTGCGTGGCCGAGGGCACCCTGGTGCGCACCGAGTACGGAGAGAGACCCATCGAGACCATCCGGCCCGGGGACCGCGTGTGGACGCGCAACGGCCTGCGAGAGGTTCTGGCGGCCTGGGACAACGGCATCAAGGACGTCGTGCGCTACGACCACGACGCGGGGTCCACGTGGCTCACGCCGGATCACAAGGTGGCGACGGCCGACGGCTGGAAGCCGGTTTCGCTCGTTCAGCCAACGGAGACAATCTTTACATGGGGAAATACGGGGATTCGATACGGTACGACGGCGTCACCTGGCATGCAGGCCCGGACGACTACTACCGGAGCACGCGGCACGGACTGCTGCACCGGTACATGTACGCGCGGGAGGTCGGTCCGATCCCCGCAGGCATGCAAGTGCACCACCGCAACCACAACAAGCGGGACAACCGGGTCAGCAACTTCGTGCTGCTCGCGCCGGGCCAGCATTGGCACGAGCACGGCGAGGAGCGCGGAGAGGACTGGCACCGTAAGGGCGGCCGGGCAACCTGGGACCGCGCGGAATACCGGGACTTCACCTGTCAGCGGTGCGGCGCAGTCTTCCGCTCCCGAGGGACGACCGGAGCGCGGTACTGCCCCGGAGCCTGCCGGGAGGCTGTTGCTCCGTCACGAGCACGGGAGCAGCGGGTGTGCGGCGTGTGCGGCGACGCGTTCGAGTGCCAGCGCCGGAACCCGACCCGCACTTGTTCGCGCCGGTGCACTTCGGTCCTCGCGTACCAGTCGCGCCGTGCGCGTGTACGACCTGACGATTGAACACGATCACGAGTTCTTCGCGGGCGGCCTGCTCGTCTCCAACTGCCTTGCGTGGCTGGAGGAGCTGGCCGCGTGGCGCTACCTGGACGACACCTGGGACCAGATGCGGTTCGGCCTACGCGTCGGCCCACGCCCGCACTGGATCGCCTCCACCACCCCCAAGCCCCGGGCCCTGATCAAGAAACTCGCGGCCGGCGGTGTGGGCAACGTCGTGCGCACGCACGCGTCCATGTACGACAACCCCCACCTGCCCGAAGACATCCGGGCCGCGCTGGAGGACGCCTATGCGGGCACGCAGATCGGTCGGCAGGAACTCCACGCGGAGATCATCGACGCCGACGAGAACGCGCTGTGGAACCGCGCGATGATCGACGACCACCGGGTGCGCCCGAGCGACCTGCCCGACCTCGCACGGATCTCCGTCGGGGTGGACCCGTCGGGCGGCCGGGGCGAACAGGGCATCGTCGTCGTCGGCAAGGCGGTGCAGGAGCACGTGCGGGCCGACGGCCGCCCGACGCAGCTCGCGCACGGCTACGTCCTCGCCGACAGGTCGTGCCACCTCTCCCCGGACGGCTGGGGCCGCCGCGCGGTGCAGGCCGCCGTCGACCACGAGGCGGACGACATCTGCGTGGAGGTCAACTTCGGCGGGGACATGGCCGTCAACACGATCCGCGCGGCGGCCGACGCCCTGGGCGTGCGCATCCCCATCAAGGTCGTGCGGGCGACGAGGGGGAAGAAGGTCCGCGCGGAGCCGGTCAGCGCCCTTTCGGAGCAGGGCCGGTGGCACATGGTGGGGGAGCACCCGGAGCTGGAAGACCAGATGTGCACCTGGTACGACGAGCTGGACTGGAGTCCGGACCGTCTGGACGCGATGGTCTGGCCGGCCTGGCACCAGCGGATCGTGAAGGCGACCATGACCGGCATTGCCGTGGCCGGCGGTCTGTCCTCGGCGACACGCTCCATCGGGTGACCAGGCTTCGCCGTTGCCCGAGATGGTGAATCGGGGGATCTGCCCTACCCTGCCCCGGGATTGATCCCCTCAAGGAGGCAGTCATGGGCAAGGTCTACGGGCGAGAGCCGGCGGTATGGCTGGCGGCCGTCGGCGCGGTGTGGCAGATCCTGAGCGCCTTCGGCTTCGGGTTCGACGCGCAGCTCCAGTCCATCATCACGGCCGTCGTCGCGGCCGTCCTCGGCGTCATCGTCGCCGTGCAGGTGGGTGACGGCATCATCGCCGCCGTCAACGGTCTCGTGGTGGCAGGGGTGTCACTGGTGAGCTACTTCGCGTTCGAGTGGAGCGCGGAGGACCAGGCGAAGGTCGTGGGCGCGGTCATGCTGCTCGTCGCGTGGTTCGTCACCCGGCCGAACGTGGCCGCGCCGCAGCCCGCAGCCGTCTCACCGTCCGGCCGTCTCGTCGCTTGACGCAACCGGGTCACCAGGCGCAACGTCTCTCCTATGGCGGGGCGTTCGGCCTGGTGACCACCTCCAATCGTCGCCCGACAGGGCGTCCCGTCCACGACCCTGGAGCGCCCCGTGCCCGCCTGGCTGCTCGTCGCCTGCATGATCCTCGCCAGCTACCGCGCCTCCCGCCTCGCCGCGAAGGACACGTTCCCGCCCGTGTTGTGGCTGCGCGACCGCCTCGCCGGCGGGTGGCGACCGCTCACCGACCGGGAAGAGGAGAAGTGGGGCCCGGTGCCGGGTCTGTCGGACGACGAACCGTTCGTGCGGCACCCCTCCCTCGGCACCCTGACCCGACTCGACGGCCGGGTGAACCGCTACGTCCGCCGGGCCAAATGGTCGCCCCACTGGCTCGCCGAACTGATCACCTGTCCGTGGTGCGTGTCCGGGTGGCTGTCGGCCGCGATCACAGCCGGCGTCGCCTTCACCGTCGGCGTCCCGGCGCCGCTCCTCGTGTGGGGCGCGGTGTGGGCCGGCGCCGCACTGCTCGCCTCGCGGGAATGGGCCTGACCGCCCTCGCCGGACCGATAGCCTTCGGGGCATGGACGTCACGAGAAACCCCGACGGGAGCCACACACCGTCGTACGACCCCGAGTGGCCGCCACACCTGGAGGTCCAGTGGACCGCAGGGGTCGCAGCCTGTGAGACCGGACTGCGTATCCACGTCGTCGACCTGGACGACGACAAGTACGCCGTGCACGTGGGCGGCAGCGGCCAGAGCCCGATGGACCGGGCGAGCGTGTACGCGTACCTGGACGGGGTCGTCGCCGGTGCGCGGGAGGCACGGCGTTGACCAAGGAACCCCGCACCCCTGCCCAGCTCGCCGACGACGCCGCCGAGGCAGTCCGCGCCCTGGCCCACGCCACCCTGTCCCGTCCGGCCGCCGGGTGGGAGTACCCGAGCGACGCGTACAGCACCGTGGCGAACCTGGCGATCCTGGCGAACCGGCTCACGCAGGCCGTTGGCCAGTTGGAGGGGTTCGTCGGTGAGATGGAGGACGACGGCCGTCTGCGCAGCGACCACGGGCCGGACGATCTGGAGGTCCGGCTGCTCGCCTTTCACAGCGCCATGGCCGAGGCCATCCAGAAGACTCGCGCGCTGTACGCCTCCCTGGACCGCGCGCACCAGGCCCTCGGCTCCGTCGGTTCCCCGGAGTGACCGCACGCTGTCGGCGGGTGCCGGTAGCGTACGGGCCATGACGACCGAGGAACCCCGGGGTGCCCGCACCCACGCCATCCCGCTGCCTGAGTCCCGCCGGGTCAAGCGGGCCATCGACAGCCTGGAGACCGGGCTGGACGCCCGCAGGCCCGCCGGTGCGCAGCACCCGATGGGCGACGCCGGGTACGCCGCGCAGTATGTCGGCCTGCTCAAGGGCCTCGTGGCGCAGATGGAGGAAGGGCTGCGCGGCGGGCCGCTGGAGGCCGACGTGCAGAAGGGGTGGTTCACCGCGTACGAGCGGGACCTGCCCGCGATGCTGTCGGGCCTCGCCGGACAGTTCCGGGCCCTGTCGGAGTTCGCCCGGCAGGGCATCGTGCAGGTGCCGCAGGCGAGTCAGCAAATGTCCGTGGCCGCCGTCGCGCTGCTCGCGGCGTACCACGCGTTCGGCGCCGCGTCGGAGATCGCCGTGGGCACCGGCTCGGAGGACTTCCACGCCGACGAGGTGGCCCGGCACTCGGAGGAGATGTACGGGGCCGCCGACATGCTCACCGACTACGTGGCGAAGAAGCGGGCCGAGGGGTTGTGACAACGACCTCGGGATGATTTAATCAAACCAAGGAACCCGACCAAGGAAGGAACGGCCATGGACCGTACCGCGCTTGCCCACCAGGTGTCCCTCACCCTCGGTGACCACACCGGGGACTACGACATCGACGCCGTCGTGGAAGACCTGGTCCAGGAACACGGACCCATCGAGAACATCGACGCCGTCCCCAATGACGTCTACTGGGAGACCGTCCGCAAGCACGACCGCGCCGCCTGACCCGCGCGGCCAGGGAGCCCCGGAGCCACACGGCCCGGGGCTCCACAGTTCAGACCAAGGAATGATGACCATGGGGCGCGAGACGTTCGCGGTGAAGCCGAGGCAGACGTACGTGCCGTGTCGGACCTCCGCCGGGTCCCGGTGCCGGCCGTTCGTCGTGGAGCGCGTGCACGGTGACGACGTCTACGTCTGGGACCCGTTCGGCGGTATCAAGGGCCTCGGCGGGCACCGGTGGGTGAAGGTCTCGTCGCTGCACCCGACGGGCCTGACCGACAGGGGCGCGGAGCGCCGGACCGGATACCGGCTGCACTCCGCGCCCGCGCCGGGGCAGGAGCTGTGCGGGATGTGCATGACCTACGTCGACCCCGACGCCCTCGCCGTCTCGGCGTGGGGCTCCGGGCACAGCGCCTGCAAGCCGTGCATGGCGGACATCGAGCAGCGGTACGGACAGCGTTGACCGCACCGCAACGAAGCCCCGGAGCCGCATCGGCCCGGGGCTTCGTCGTGTCACAGGAACCGGTCCACCAGGCCCTCGTACACGCGGACGGCCGCCGCCGCGTGCGTCCGCTTCAGCGCCTCGTCGTCGCGGCGGCGGATGTAACGCATCGTCGTGGACAGGTGGCTGTGGTCGGCGAAGCGCCGGATGTCGTCCGGCGTCGGCTTCCCGTCCTGCGCCTTCTGCCCCTCGTCGTACATGTGGGTGAGCTTGCTCGCGCGCAGCACGTGCGGGGTGAGGTCCCGGCCGGGCAGGACGCCGGCCGCGCGGCCGAGGCGGTTCAGCAGCCGGTCCACCGCGTGCCGGTCCATCGGCCGGCCCTCGTCGTCCAGGAACAGCGGCCCGGACTCCTGTCCGTCCCAGCACCGGGCGCCCAGCTCGCACAGCAGCGGCGGCAGGGTGAACACGCGGCCCTTGCCGCCCTTGCGGGTGAGGTCCAGCTTGCACTCGCCGCCCACCGACCTGATGTCCCGCCGGTCGGCCGCGCAGCACTCGGAGACCCGCCCGGCCAGGGTGTAGATGAGCACCGGGACGAACGCCTGCCGCGCCGTGGCCGCCTGTTCCACCACGGCCTGGAACTCCTCCACCTCCAGGACCGGCGTCATCGCCGTCTCGTCGTGCTGGTCGATCACCGGCCGGTCGTACCGGGTGATCGGGTTGACGATGTCCAGCCGGGTGCGGAACTTGGTGTACTCGATGAGCGAGGTCAGCGAGGAGCACAGCCGGTTGACCCGGCGGGAGCCCAGCTTGATGTCGTCGGTCCACGCGCGCCAGTGCGGGATGACGTCCGGGGTGATCGCCCCGAGGTACCACGGCTCGGTGCCCACCAACTCCCGGCCGGCGCGGGCCCAGTGCCGGACGTCGTCCGCGTACTCGCGCCGGGTGCCGTCGGAGGTGAACCGCTCGGAGGACAGCCACCCGCAGACGTGTCCGAACGTCTCGCGCTCGCACAACTGGTGCAGCAGGTCCAGCCGGTGTACGCGCGGCCCGAGCCGGCGCGTCCTCGGGTCACGGGGCGCGACGGTGCCCAACCGGTCCCGCAGGGTCATGACGGTGCGCAGCGCCGGGTCGTCGGCGGCGAGCGTTCCGGGTCCCGGGGTCATGATCGTCACGGGCGATGAGCCTACCGGGGCCCGTCGACCGGCTCCTGCAAAACACACGTTTTGCGCTTCGCCCAGAGCGATTCTGCGGCTGCCGGGTTCCGTGGCATCCTCCGCTCCGGGTTGTCCTTCGGCCCGCGAGTATGATTTAATCAATCCATCGGACGGGGTGCCGTCCGACAGACCAAGGAAAGAAGGAACCGGCCATGGCCGACAATCCCAGTCAGGCGGGCGCGCCCCGGAGCGCCCTGCCGTTCGAGATCGTGATCGAAGGGCCCGGCTTCCGTCAGTCCGACAGGTACGCCACGGAAGACGAGGCGTACGCCGAAGCCCGGCGCATCCGGGACGAACGCGGCCGTGCGGACAGGGTGGCCTTCCGCACGAAGTTCGGTCACACGGGCACCTACGCCGTAGGCGGTGTCATGGTCAACAGGTGGAACCCTCTTACGCGGCGGTGGGCCAGCCACGCGCAGCCCTGGAGCAGGAACCGTCCGAAGCCCGGGGCCCTTACCCCGCTGCCGCGCGACTGGCACGGCGACCCGCTGCCGGCCGACTGGTACGCCGACCCGTCCGACGGGGAGAACTGGTGAGCAGCGTGACCCGACGCGAGATGCCCAAGACGGAGCGCGCGGCCCGCGACGCGATGAAGCCCTACGTCCGCGACGGCCTCATCAGCCAGGCCGAGGCGAACAAGGTGCTCCGCAAGGGACTCACCCTGGTGGAGAGCGTCGTCCGCGACAACTACTCGCCGGACCAGACGCTGTACTACGCCGGCAAGGTCGCGGCGGCGCGAGAGGCGTTCGACGCACAGGACAACCCCGTGGTGCGCGTCATCCTCCGGGGCAAGCTGATGGGCTGGGAGATGTACGCGGCCGTCTACGCTGTGGTGCGCGAGGAGCACGGCGACACGGACATCCCGACGGGCCTGGCCGAAGAGGTCGTGACTACTGTCCGCGAGACCGCGCGGGAGGCCCGCGAGACGTACCGCGTCCTGATCGAACGCCACCACCCGCGCGGCGGCATGATCGGCGCCGGCGTCCGCGTGGTGTCGGCCGCCGACAAGGACGAGGCCGCACGCATCGCGGTCGCCGAATCCGTGGACTTCCGCCGGGAACAGAACGCAAAGGCCCGCGCGGAGATGGCTCGCACCGGCCAGACCTGGCCGCTCCCGTCCGAGGACCCGAAGGACTTCGTGGTCAAGAACGTCCGCCGCGCCCCGAGGCGTAAGGCCGCCACGGTCTGACCCGCCTGCGCACCGGCGCCTCGATCCGGGGCACCGGCCGATCCGAGGATGGTCCCGGGGTTGTCTTCTCCGCAAGGTCATGGTTTAATTAATTCATCGGGACGGGGTACCGGACCGACAGACCAAGGAAGAAGGAACCCGCCATGAACACCACCGCCACCCGCACCGCCGCCCCCGCCATGGTCTGCATCGCCGCCGTCCTGCGCGAGCACGAGGCGCTGCTGGCCAAGTACGGTGTCCACGGCGTCGCCGGTGTCCTCGCCTACATCACCGCCGACGGCTACGGCTACCGCTACGACGAGGACAACCCGCTGCCCCTGCTGGCCCGCCGCATCGGCCGCATCGGCTCCCGCATCGCCGGTGTCCGCCGCGTCAACCGCCGCACCGTCGAGACCCACGAGGTGGGCGAAGCCCGTATGCGGGACGGCATCCTGCTCCAGGACATCGCCAACACCATCGACTCCCTGCTCACCGGCGGCGGGGTCGTCGGCCGCACCTGACCCGCAGACACACCGAAGCCCCGGGACTCCACCACAGGTCCCGGGGCTTCGTCGTTCCCGTGTCTCACACGGGCCAGTGCCGGCCGCCCGCCTGCCCGAAGGCGCCGACGTACACCCGGTGCAGGTATCCGCCGGGCTGCCAGTGGGTACCCCGCCTGCCGGAAATAAACCTGTGACCCGTGCGGGCCATCACACGGGCCACCTCCGGGAACTGACGGTCCAGCAGAAGCGCGGACAGCTCCACCGCCACCGGCGCGACGAGAGCGGCGGCGTCCTCGTCCTTGGTGGCCTCGTGCACGGCGGCCCGGACGGCGAGGACCCGTACGGCATCGGCCACGCACCCGGCCACGTCCGGCATCTCCGGGTCCGCCGTCCAGGCGTCGTGGATCTCCGCCGCGCGGCGGACGGTGTCGGTGAGGGTGGGAAGGCCGAGTGTGGCGGGCATGATGTCCTCCGGGGGTTGCTGTCGTAATGGCCAGTCAACCCCCTGCCACGGCCCGCGCGTAGCTGCCAGACTGTAGGCCAGGCGTAGGCCAGCCGTAGACCAGAGACCAGTGACCAGGACCGAGGAAGACATGTCGACAATCGGCGAACGCATTCGCGCCGCCCGGGAGGCCCGGACCCCACGGTGCAGCCAGGCCGCCCTCGCGGACCAGTTATCGGAGCTGCGCTGGGGACGGCGGGGACACTGCGACCGGCAGCAGGTCTACCGGTGGGAGACCGGCCGGCGTATCCCGGTGGACTGGCTCCCCTACATCGAACAGGCGCTGGGCGTCGCCCTCCAGGATCACTTTCGCGGTGCTGCGGAAGTGACCGCCGGCCCGGACGACACGGTGACCTCGGTCATGACCCTTGGGGGAGACGACGTGAACCGGAGGACGTTCCTCGCCGCCTCGGCCGGCGCGGGCCTGGCCGCCCTGGACCTCCCGGACCCCGAGGCGGTGACCCGGCGCGTGGCCCGGTCCGGCCCGGCGGCCGTCGGCATGGGCGAGGTGGCCGCCGTGCGCACCATGACCGGCACCCTCGGGGACGCGGCCTCGGAACTGGGCGGCGGACACGCGCGGCACCTCGCCGTGCGCTACCTGACCGAGGACGTACGCCGGTGGCTGGACGGCCGGTACACCGCAGCCGTGGGCCGGGAGCTGTTCGCGGCGACCGCCGAACTGGTCCACCTCATCGGCTGGATGGCGCGGGACGAGGGCAACGTGGGCCTGAGCCAGCGCTACCTCGTCCACTCCGTACGGCTGGCCACCGAGGCCGGGGAGAACGAGCTGGCGGCGACCGCGCTGCGCGGGCTCGCTGACCAGGCCATCGACCTCGGGCACATCCCCACGGCGGTGCGGCTGGCCGAGGCGTGCGAGGAGCGCGGCCGGCGGCTGGACAACCCCAAGGCGCTCGCCTACTACCGCAACACCCTCGCGCGGGCGAAGGCGGCCGACGGCGACCGCGCCACGGCGGCCCGGCTGCTGTCCGCCGCGCAGGGCGCGATGGAGCACGCCCCGTCCGCTCCGGGGCAGTCGTGGGCGTCGCACTACAGCCACGGCCGGTGGGCGCACGACTCCGGGATGATCCACGCCCGGCTCGGTGACCTCGCCGCCGCCGAGGAGCACCTGAACCTGGCACTGGACATTCACGGCCTGGACCGCAAGCGCACGCGGGCCATCGTGCTCGCCGACCTGGGACACGTGCAGCTCAAGCGCGGCAACACCGCGCAGGCGCTGCACACCTGGGACGACTTCCTGACGTGCTCCGCCGGCGTGCAGTCCACGAAGATCTCCGACGGCCTGGCCACCGTGGCCGCGCGACTGCCGTCCGTCCCCGACTCGCCGGCCGTCACCGACCTGCGCGAGCGGGTGTCCGCGCGGCTGTGAGCCCCGGAACACCCTGACCTCTTCCCACGGCCCGGCGTCCACCCGGCGCTAGGCTCGGCCCCTACACGAGAAGGAACAGACTGTGACCGCCACCCTCACCCCGTTCGCACTCCTCGTCGCAGACCCGGAGCCGCCCACCGACCGCACGCCGGCGCACACGTACGACCGGCTGCGCCAGCTCAACATCACCCCGGCCGGCGACGCCGTGGTGGACGTCGCCGACGTCTGGGCCACGACCATGACCCACAACAACAAGGGATTCAAGCGGGACGACGACTTCGCCGACGCCACGCCCGCGCTGGTCGGACCGACCATGACCCACAACTCCACCGGGCTCAAGAAGGACGACGACTGATCATGCCGCTCCCACCCACCGTGCTTGTCGTCACCTCCCCCGGCGACCTCGGGGCCGACATGGTGATACGGCAGATTCAGGAACGCGGCGTCTCCATCCACCGCGTCGACCCGTCGGACCTCGCGCGCCCGGGGGTCCTGACGATGACCGGTCTCTCGGACGGCGAGCCGCTACGGTTCACGCTCTCGGACGCGCACCGGTCCACCCTGTCGCAGTCGGTCGTGTCGGTTCTCTGGTGGCACCCCGGCCTGCCGGGCGGGTGGGAGCAGCAGGAGTCCCGCGTCATCCTGGAGGACTTCCTGTTCGGTCTCGACGACGTGCTGTGGGTCAACCACCCGCACCGCGCCCTGTCGGCGAGGCCGGGGCCGAGGCAGTTGCGGCTGGCCGCGTCGCTCGGGTTACGCACGCCGCCCGCCCTGTTCACCAACGACCCGAGCCGTGCCGTCACGTTCGCCCGGGAGCAGGGCGGCCGGGCGGTGTGCAAAACCCTCACCGCGCACCCGTCCCGGTTCGTCCAGGCCCGGCTCACGACGGCCGAGGAGATCGAGGACGCGGCCGACAGCGTGCGCCAGGCCGTGTGCTACCTCCAGCGGCCGGTGGACAAGGTGTACGACGTCCGGCTGACCGTGGTCGGCGACCGCGCGTTCCCCTGCAAGGTGACCTCCGGGGGCGCGCTGGACTGGCGGGCCGCCCCGGAGCGGGACCTGCGGTTCGAGGCCGTGGGCGCCAGCCTGCCCCTGGTCCAGAAGGTGCAGCGGCTGATGGACGCGTTGGGCCTGGAGTACGCGGCGCTGGACTTCGCCGTCGATCGTGACGGCACGTGGTGGTTCCTGGAGGCGAACCCGTTCGGCCAGTTCGGGTTCGTGGAGGCGGCGACCGGCATGGTCATCTCGCGCGCCGTCTCCGACCACCTCGTCCAGACCGCGCTCGCCACCCGCGTCTACACCCCGGGAGGCGGCCACCGCGCGTCTTCCGGGGCGGCGTGGCAGCGGGGTTCCGCCGGCGCGTAGGGCCGCCCGCTGAGCCCCGGAACCGTCGGGTTCCGGGGCTTTGCTGTGGGAGTAGGCGATATGGCCTGGTGCGCGTATGGTGCGCGCAGTTCCCCGACTTCCTCGGGTCAGGGTGCGCAGGGGTGTGGGCCCCGCTGGTGGTGGCCGGCGGGGCCCACGCATGAGCCGGTCCCGGGCGTCCGTAAAACGGCTATTCGGATGATCGCGGCTACCATGCCCCACGATCCGAGCCGGGGAGGTCCGCATGCCGTGGTACGACGTATTCCGGGGACGAGGTGTCACCCACCCCTCCCCGCTGCCCGCGCCGCAGCCCGAGGCGCTGACGGCCGCCGCAGCAGAGCCACCCGGCCCGGAGACCAAGTTCCTGCGCCGCACGGACCGCTGGCAGGAAGAGGTCTGGCAGTTCCACGAGAGCCTGGGGGAGTTCAACTACGGCGTCTGGTGGCTCAGCAACATGCTGTCCCGGGTACGCCTGCGCGCCGCCAGGCTCCAGCCGGACAGCGACGAACCGGAGATCGTCACCGGTGGTACGGCCGCTGACCTGATGATGCGCCTCGGCGGAGGGGTCGCCGGGCAGGCCCAGCTCATGCGCCGCCTGACGGTGCAGCTCTCCCTCCCCGGTGAGGGCTACCTGGTCGGCGAGCAGGACGGCAAGGTGGAGCGCTGGCAGGTCCGGTCCGTGGACGAGATCCGCGTCCAGTCCGGCAAGTACCAGGTGATGGACGAGGAGTCGGCGACCACCGGCCAGGACTGGCGGGACCTCGCGCCGGACCACCACGTCGTCCGCGTCTGGCGTCCGCACGACAGGTACTTCCACCTCGCCGACTCCCCGGCCCGCAGCGCGCGGGACATCATGCGCGAGCTGGAGCTGGTCAACCGGAAGATCACGTCTGAGTACCTGTCCCGCCTGGCGTCGGCCGGCCTCGTCCTGCTGCCGGACGAACTGACCTTCCCGGTACGCGAGGAGTTCGCCGACGAGCCCAACCCGCTCATGGCGGAGTGGATCGAGATCAGCGCCACCGCGATCCAGAACCCTGGCACCGCCTCCGCCGTCGTCCCCATCCCGCTGGTCGGTCCGGCGGACGCCATCGACAAGGTGAAGCACATCGACTTCACCCTGAAGATCGACGAAAAGATCATCGAGAAGCGGGACAGCGCGATCAAGCGTCTGGCCACCAAGCTGGACATGCCCGCCGAGATCCTGCTGGGCATGGGTGACGTCAACCACTGGGGCGCCTGGCAGCTCGAAGAGGGCGCGCTGAAGACGCACATCGCCCCGGTGGCGGAACTGATCTGCGACGCCCTCACGCGCGGCTACCTCCAGCCCCGGCTGGAGGCGTCCGGCGAGGACCCTGCCGCGTGGGTCGTCTGGTACGACATGAGCGAGCTGGCCATGCGCCCGGACCGCAGCGGCAACGCGACGCTGGCATACGACCGCATGGAGCTGTCGCCCGAGGCGTACCGCCGGGAACTTGGTTTCGGCGAGTCCGACAAGCCGGAAGGCGACGAGCTGCGCAACCTGGCCTTGAAGACCATCATCCGCACGCTGCCGTCCGGCGCCGCGTCCGCCCTCGCGCAACTGCTTGGCGAGGACGTCCCGCAGATCGTCCCCGTCTCCCCGCAGGACCCCGGCACGGCCGAGGCAGTGCAGGAGGGCAACACCCCGCCGCCTGCGGGCGAGCAGACGTCCGGGAGCCCTGCCGACCGCCCGGCCCCGCAGGGCGACCAGCCGCCGCCGACGCAGGACGAGACCGGGCCCCCGTCGCAGGCGGCGGCAGCGGAGCGGGCGCGGCTCCTCGTCCAGCAGGCGCGCACACAGCACATGCTCCGGGTCGGCGCGGCCGGCCGGTGGGAACTGCTGCACCCCGCGCTGTGCGGCGAGCACGAGTACTCCTGTCCGTTCACGCACGCGGTCGCCACGGCGGCCCCGTCGGCACGGCCCGGGAGCAGCGGGACCTACCTGTGCCACCTGGACGCCTTCGGCCGCCTGGTGCTGGACGGCCGCAGCCCCTACGCGGACACCACGGCGATGATCTCTACGTCCCTGCGGCCGAGGGCGGTGAGCGGTCATGGAGCAGCACGCTGAGGTGGAAGTCAACGAGGGTGGGGACCTGCTGCGCGGGCAACTTCCGCCGGACGCCGTGGCCGTGGTCCGTCGGCAGTCTCACCCGCACCCACCAGTCCTGACGGCCGCTGCCGACGGCTCGCACACGCAGGGTTGCATGATCGCCCTCATGCCGACGGCCGAGGACGCCGAACGCCTCGCGGTGCCCGGCGGCGAGCCGGCTGACGAACTGCACCTGACGCTGTTCTTCCTCGGAGACGATGGCGCCACCTGGACCGAGGACCAGCGCGACACGCTGGAGAGCCGAGTAAGGAATCTCGTCGCGGGGCTGCCGACCGTACAAGCGAGGGCGTTCGGCGCCGCTCACTGGAACGGCGGCGGGGACTACCCGTGCTGGGTGTGGTCCGTCGGCGACGATCGGGATGCAGAGCCTGCGGGCGGCTCCCTCGTGGAAGCCCGGGTTCTGGCTGGGACCGCACTCACCATGACGATGGACCTCCCGGAAATCCCCGAGCAGCACAGCCCGTGGGCCGCGCACGTCTGCGCTGCCTACAGCGACGACCCGGCGCTCCTGCCTGAACTGGAGCAGCGGCTGGGCCCGGTGACGTTCGACCGCATCCGGCTCAGCTTCGGCGATGACGACCGGGACATCCCGCTGTCCGGCGACGCGGTGACGGCCGCTGGCGGGCCGCTGCGCCGGGAGCCGACCGACCTGGAGCTGTCCAGCCGCGCCGACTTCGCGTCGGTACACGCCGAGTGGGAGGCCGCGACAGCCGGGGCGGTCCAAGCGCTGAAGTCCACGACGGCCGCGTGGCGCCTGGATCTGCGCGAGCAGATCGTCAAGCACCTCGCCGCCGACGACCCTGAACTGCTGCCGGACCTGACGCTATCCACCCTGGACGCCACCGCCACCCTGACCGGCCTCATGGAGGAGTACGCGGTCAAGGCCGGCAGGGCCTGCCAACGGGAGGCCGAGGCGCAGGGCGTGACCGTGCCGGACTGGTCGCTGCCCGAGGACGGCGACGGCCCCGACGTACTCACCGCAGGGGTCGGCGGACGGCGACTGCTCACCTCCGTCGCCCGGCTCACCTCCGACCTCGCAGCCTCCGCCCTCGTGCAGGCGGCCAAGCGGAAACTGTCCGGGCTGCTGCGGTCCTCGGCCCCGGCAGAAACGGTGGCGGCGGAGGTGGACCGGGAGCTGGCCACGATGGACGACGCCGGGGTGCGCGCCTCGGTCGGCTCGGCCATGACGGCCGCGCAGAACGCCGGGCGGCACGCGGTGATGGAGGCCGCGCCGCCCGCCTCCACCTACGTGGCGAGCGAGATCCTGGACAGCCGGACGTGCGGCCCGTGCAAGGTCATCGACGGCCGCACCTTCACCACCTTGGACGCCGCCGTCGCGGAGTACCCGGTCATGGGTTACCGGGACTGCACCGGCGCCCGCTACGGCAACGCCTGCCGTGGCTTCATCGTCGCCGTCTGGCAGGAGGTACGTACGGCGACCACGGCGAGCGGAGAGGAGACCGGCATGCCCTGGCACAAAGTGGAGGGCCATTCTGGGTGTCCGGACGGCAAGCCGTGGGCCGTGGTCAAGGACGCCGACGGATCGGTGTCCGGCTGCCACGCAACCGAAGACGACGCCGATGATCAACTGGCCGCGCTGTACGCGGCGGAGGGAGACAGCACCGTGACGAGCGCGACCGAGACGGCCGAGGCCCTGGGCAAGGGCGAGCCGAACCCCGGCACGAAGAAGGACAAGCGGCTGAAGGAGAACCAGTCGGCAGCCGGCGAGGAGGCGCAGTGCCCGCCCGGCATGGAGCCGGACGAGGAGAGCGGCGAGTGCGTCCCGGTCGGCGAGCAGAAGGCAGCCGGGCAGGCCGAGGCGCTGGCGCACGGCGCGGCTGCCGACGCCGACCGGGTGGCGGGCAAGCCGGCTGCGGAGATAGGCGCCGACGGCGAGACGGCGCCGTGGCGTGGCCCGCTGACGGTGGAGGGTATCGAGACCGGCGACGGCCGGGAGTTCAAGGCGGACGCCCTCACGTGGGCTGACCTGCCGCTGCCGCTGCGCTGGAACAAGGAGGACTCCCACGGCGGGGAGCCCCGCACCATCGCCGTCAACGTGGGCCGGATCGACCGCATCTGGCGCGAGGACGGCGGCCTGATCATGGGCGAAGGCGTGCTGGACCTGTCCACCGACGACGGCCGCACCGTCCACGGGAAAATCAAGGGCCAGTTCCTGCGCGGTGTGAGCGTGGATGTCGACTCCATCAAGGACGCCGACATGGAACTGGTGTGGCCCGCAGACCCGGACGCCGACGGCGAGGGCCCCGACCCGTTCGACATGCTGTTCGCGTCCCCGGAGAAGGTCGTGTTCAACCGGGGCCGCATCCGCGCGGCGACCCTCGTGGACATCCCGGCGTTCGCGGAGGCGTACATCGCGCTGCTGGGTGAGGACGGCGCGGTCGTCGCCGGCGGCGAGCCCATCGGCGCGGTGCGCGAGACGCGGGTGGCCCGCTTCCGGTCCCTGACGGTGCAGGCGCCGCAGCGCCCGCCGGCCGCGTGGTTCGCCAGCCCGGCCCTGTCCGTCCCGACCGGGATCACCGTCACCCCGGAGGGCCGCGTCTACGGACACGCAGCCCTGTGGGGCACCTGTCACATCGGGCAGGAGGGTGTGTGCGTGACGCCTCCGCACGAGGAGTCGCACCCGTACTTCATGACCGGCAACGTGTGGTGCGACGACGGCGGGACCACCTCCGTCGGACAGATCACCGTCGGCACCGGGCACGCGCCGCTGTCGTACGGCCACCGGGCCGCCGCTGACCACTACGACAACACCGGGGCCGCCGTGGCGGACGTCGCGGTGGGCAACGACGCGCACGGCATCTGGGTCGCCGGGTCCGTGCGGCCCGGCACCCCGGAGTCGCGCATCCACGAGCTGCGCGCGGCCGGGCAGGTGTCGGGCGACTGGCGTCGCATCGGCGGTCACCTGCGCCTCGTCGGCCTGCTCGCCGTGAACGTCCCCGGCTTCCCGGTGCCCAAGCTGAAGACGGCCCTGGCCGCCGGACAGCAGCTCGCCCTCGTCGCGGCGGGTATCCCGCAGCTCAGCGAGGGACTGACCGAGGACGAGTTGGACCAGTGGGCCTACCGGCGCGTCCTGACCGCGCTGTCCCGCCGGGTCCACACCACCGAGGGGAGGTGATCGTTATGTGTGGCTGCAACCGTCCCGCACCGCCCCCGCCGCCCGAGCCGGAACCCATCGGCGGCTGACCAGCAGCGACGGCCGGATCGTCTGAGCCTGTGTGGCTTTTGGCGATTCGGCCGTTTGTATGTACCGTGCGCGCCGATTCGATCAGACCACTTTCCCGGGAGGTCCGCAGTGTCGGAGCCCGAGCTGTTCAGCGCACCCGACGACCTCTCGCTGGTGGGGGAGTCGGAGCTGCGTGAGCTGGAGTCCACGGCGGTCGCGGAGTTCGACCGCGTTGCCGGACTCGCCAGTCTCACCCCCGAGCACATCAGCTACAGCCAGCGCCTCACCCGCGACCTGGACCGCCTCCGCGCCGAGCTGCGCGTGCGCGCGGTCCGCGCGGAAGAGGAAGCGGCCTCAGCTCAGCAGGAGCGGACCCGCCAGATGGCGCTCCTGCGTCAGTCCGTCCACGGTGGCGAGGGCGGCGAGGGCGGTGACGGGGGCGAGGGCGCCGCACCCGTCACCGCCGGCGGCCGGTTCAACCTGGACGCCGTGGCGGAGGCCGTGGCCAAGGGCGTGACCTCGGTCCTCTACGACGGAAACCCGGACCTGGCGACGCGCCGGGTCGCCTCCCTCTCCCAGGTGCGCGAGCGGGCCCCGCAGCCCAAGGCACCCGGCACGCAGACCATGGCCGTGACGGCCTCCGTGGACATCCCGGGCGTCGCGGCGGGACAGTCCATGCCGACGCTGGAGGCCCTGGGCGAAGCCTTCCGTGCCAAGGCGAAGGCGGTCCCGACGACGCAGTACGGCGACCAGGGCGCCCCGCGTCACCTCGTCGCGTCGGTGCGCAACCAGTTCGACCACACGGTGGACGACCGGACCAGCGCGAGCACCATCGAGGAGCTGTGGCACTCGATGACGCAGCAGCGCGGGCAGGCGGACGCCCTGCTCGCGGGCGGCGGCTGGTGCGCGCCGTCCGAGGTCACGTACGACTTCTTCAACATCGCCGACACGCCGGTGGGCCTCGTCGACCTGCCGACCGTCGGTGTCTCCCGGGGCGGCATCCGCTTCCCGGTCAGCCCCAGCATCGGTGACGTGTTCTTCCAGAACGCGGGCTCCAACCCGGCGAGTGGCTTCGGCGGCTTCGGCGTCACGTTCTCCAACGCGTCCGACCCGTGGCTGTGGACCGAGGCGGACGACATCGCCACCGTCACCGGCTCCGTCAACAAGCCCACCCTGCGCGTGCCGTGCCCGACGTTCGACGAGGCGCGGCTGGAGGCGTACGGCATCAGCCTGACCGCCGGTAACCTCACCGACGACGCGTACCCGGAGGCGACGCAAAATTTCATCCGCCTGCTGCGCGCCGCGTACGCGCACGTCATCAACGCGCGGCTGATCTCCCTCATGGTCGCCCGGTCCACGGCCGCCATCACCCTCGGCGGCAACGTCCCGGCGACGCAGACGCTGCTCAACTCGGTGGAGCTGGCGGCCATCGACTACCGCGCGAAGTTCGCCATGCGTGAGGACGCGGTGCTGGAGATCGTCCTGCCGCGCTGGGCGCTCGCCGTCATCCGGGCCGACCTCGCCTGGAGGACCTCGGTCGAACGCGAGTCGGTCAGCGACGCGCAGATCACCGCGTGGTTCACCGACCGCAACGTGCGCCCGCAGTTCGTGAGCGACTGGCAGGTGCGCGGCACCGGGCAGTTCGGCCGGACCTCCGCCAACATGACGGCCTGGCCCACGTCGGTGGACTTCATGCTGTACGCGGCCGGCACGTTCCTGCACGGCAACGGCCTCCAGCTCGACCTCGGCGTGGTGCGCGACAGCGCGCTGAACGCCGAGAACGACCACACGGCCCTGTGGGCCGAAGAGGCGCACCTGGTCGCCAAGGTCGGTCACGAGTCGCGGCTGTACCGCGCCAGCTTCCAGGTCAACGGTGCCGGCACCGCCGGGCTCACCGCAGCGGCGCAGATCTGATCCGTCATCGGTGACCGAGCAGGACGTGAAGGGGGCGTGACGTGGCAGGAATCCGGGGCATAGTCGACGGGCCCGGCTTCGTCGCGCTCCCCAACACACTGTGGGACGCGGCGCAGCACCCGGGCCCGTCGGGGCCGCACTGGCAGCAGGGCGTGACCTGGACGGACTGGTGCGGTGGGGCGGACACGACGTACGCCGACGAGTGCGACGCGCTCACCGGCACCGGCGGCGCGGTCCCGGCCGCTGCGCCGCTGGAGCCCACGGCCGACGGCGGTGTGGACCGTGGGGCCACGGCGTTCACGGTGTACGCCGCGTTCGACTGCTCGCTCATCGGCCTGCCCGACGTGGACCAGGCGGCCGAGGCGCTGGCGCGCTCCGAGGCGTTCCAGGTCTCCCGGGCGTTCTGGTCGGGGCGGGCCGGCGGACAGGCGGCCGTGTGGCCGCACCTCGCCGCCTCCGCCACGCTGGACGACCCGCAGGGCATCCGCCTCCAGACGGCGGCCGACACCGTCTCGGCCACGGCCGCCGACGCGGCCACCGTCATCGGCCGGCTGGACCAGGCGCTCGCCGAACAGTACGGCGGCGCGGGTGTGGTGCACGTGCCCGTGTCCGCGATGGCGACGCTGAAGGCCCGCCGCCTGGTGTGCGAGGACGAGGCGGACGGCCTGCCGCGCACGCCGGGCGGGCACCTGATCGTGGCGGCGGCAGGCTACTCGGGGACGGGGCCGGACGGGGCCGCCGCTCCGTCCGGGGCGGCGTGGCTGTACGCCACCGGCGCCCTGTTCGGCTACCGCTCCGACGTCGCGGTGCGGGACTTCCCCGGCACGTTCGACCGGGCGACCAACACGGTGCGCAAGCAGGCTTCGCGCACCTACCTGTTCGGGTGGGAGTGCGCGCACCTCGCCGCCCTCATGACTCTCGGCGTTCCCGCGTAAGGGGTGAACAGCAATGCCATCAACCGTCGCCAGCGCGGCAACCGCCATCAAGGGCACGCACGCGAGGATCGTCCGCGTGGACGCCTGCGGCAACCCGGTCACCGGCACCGGCTCTCTGGTCGTCGTGACCAAGGGCTTCGTTCAGGTGCAGATGGAGCCGCAGTACGAGGACGGCGAGGAGTTCTTCGAGCGGACTGCGGACGGCTCGCCGTGCGTCAACCAGAAGGACGACCCGGTCCTGAAGCGAATGCAGCTCACCATCGACTTCTGCGAGATCAACACCACCGGCGTGGCGTACCTCGCGAGCGCGCGTGAGCTGACCGTCAACGGCGCCGGGGTCACCGGGACCGGCTTCGCCTTCGCGGAGGGCACCCCGTCCAACCGGTACTCGCTGGAGGTCTGGCAGCGCGTCGCCGGCTCCGGGGCGTGCGACCCTTCCGGGGCGCAGCGCTACATCTACAACGCGTGGCCCAACGTCGGTGCCAGCCGCATCGGCACGTACACCGTGGAGAACGGGCGCTCCACACTCCAGGTGCAGTCCGAGACGCAGGCCGCCTCCGTCACACCGGTGGTCGGCTGGAACCGGGGCCCGGGGTCCACCTCGTGGCTGCCCGCCGGGGACAGTGCGCAGGCCGGTGAGCACTGGCTGTGGAACCTGACGACCACGGCCCCGCCCACCCCGCAGGTCAACCCGCTCCAGCTCACATGATCCTGGACCCCGAGCGGCGGTGGTCGTGCCCCAACTGCACGGCCACCGCCGTCACGCGTGGACCGGGCGACCGCTTCCACGCGTGCCCCGGCCTCGCGGGGCTGCTCGCGCCGATGGTGCTGGACGGCGTGCGGTGCGCGGTGCGGGCCGTGGCCCGGGAGGACTACGTGGGCGGCGAGGACGTACGCCGTGACGGCGACGGCCGCCCGGTCATGGCCGTGACGGTGACGAGGGACGACGGTGAGGACCGCGTGGTGTACGCCCCGGCCGCGCACGTGCGAAGGAGCTGAACCGATGGCGTGGACGGAAAGCCGTGTCTTCCGCGAGTGGGTGCGCGGCCCGATGATGCAGGCGTCCGGGACCGGCTACACCGGGCTGGACTCCGACATCGTCAAGGCCGCGCTGTTCGACAACACGGTGACGCCGGACCTGGACGCGGTCGTCGGCTCCACCGCCTACGGCGCCGGCACGTGGACGGCGGCGCGCGAGGTCAGCGGCGGCACCAACTGGCCCGCCGGCGGGCGGCCCCTCGCGTCCAAGACTTTCACCGCGCCGTCCTCCGGGACAGTCACGTTCGACGCGGCGGACCTCGCCGGCGCCGGCTCCCTCACCCTGACCGACGCGTACGGCTGCCTCGTCTACGACGACTCCATCACCGCCGGAACCGTCGCCGACCAGGGTGTGGCCTACCTGTACTTCGGCGGCGCGCAGTCGGTGGTGTCCGGGACCTTCACCGTGGTCTGGCACGACGCCGGTCTGATCACCTTCACCGCGTAGGAGGGGCAGTGGCGGACGCTCTGCTGTGCGAGGACTGGCCGGTGTACTGGACGTGCGACGTGTCCGCGCGGTCCCCGGAGGCCACGGGGTACGCGGTGCGCGCGGCCTCGCGCATCCTGTGGGCCCTGTCCGGGCGCCGGTTCGGGCAGTGCGCGGTGACGCTGCGCCCCTGTGCGGACGACTGCGGCGACTGGTCCGGGGTCCCGCTGTGGGACGGCCCGTCGCTGCTGGTGTCGCGTACGCCGTGGGACGTCTACCGGCTGCCGTACTGCTCGGGCGGCTGCCGTCGCGGCTGCTCCTGCACGGACCTGTCCACCGTCCGGCTGCCCGCGCTGACGAGCCGGGTGGACGAGGTGCGGGTGGACGGGGCGGTGCTGGCGGCCGGGGCGTACCGGCTCGCCGGGCGGGACCTGATCCGCGTCGACGGCGCCGCGTGGCCGCGCTGCAACGACTTCTCCGCCGGTGACGACGAGCCGGGCACGTGGTCGGTGACGGCGGTCGTCGGTGAAGAGGTGCCCGACTCCGGGCGTCTCGCCATGGGCGAACTCGCCTGCGAGATCGTCAAGGCCATGTCCGGGCTGGACTGCCGTCTGCCGCCGGGCGTGACGCAGCTCGTCCGCCAGGGCGTCACCATCCAGTACCCGGACATCGGGCAACTGCTCAAGGACGGCCGTACCGGCCTGTACCTGGTGGACATGTTCCTCGCCTCCGAGAACCCGTCGGGCCTGCGCTCCCGGGCGCGCATCGGGGACGTGGACGCGATCCTGCGGAGGGGGTTGTCGTGATCGCAGGGGCCGCGCGCTGGTACACCGTCGGCACGCACCTGGTGACCGCTGTGCGGGACGGCCTGTCGTCCAAGCCGTCCCGCGTCGGCCTGGTCCCCGGGGAGGTCGCCTGGGACTCGTGCGACTGCGGCGGGATGCTCGCCGTGTCCCTGTCCCGGCTGTACCTGTCCGAGGGGTTCCCCGAGGAGTCGGAGGCGGTCAACGGCGCCTGCCAGCCGCCGTACGAGGTGGGCCAGTTCACCGTGGCGGTGGTGCGCTGCGCGCCCAACCCGGACGGCGTGGAGGCTGCCCCGCCGGCCGACGAACTGGACACGGCGGCGGGCCTGCTGCTCCAGGACGCCACCGAGATGCTGGACGCGGTGTCCGCGCTGCTGTGCCGTCTCAAGGAGGACGACGAGGTGCTGGACTACCTCGTCACGCCGGTGGAGCCGGCCGGCCCGGAGGGCGGGTGTGTGGGCGTGACCCTGACCGTCCGCGTCTGTCTGGTGCGGGGCTGACGTGCCCGCCGCGCGCATCGAGATCCGCGCCGACGGGGTCAACGGCCTGCTGCTGTCCCCGGACTCGCCGGTGATGAAGGAACTGGTCCGCAAGGCCCGCCGGGTGCAGCGCAACGCCCGGCGCATGGCCCCGGGGAAGATGGGCCGCAAGGTACGCGCGGTCGTCGTCGGCCGGCACGTGCGCGTGGAGTCCAACCACCCCGCCACGATGTACGTCCACAACGGGACGAGGCCGCACCGCATCTACCCGCGCACCCGGCAGGTGCTGAAGTTCTCCGTGAAGGGCCGCACGGTGTTCGCCCGGGTCGTCAACCACCCGGGGACGAAGCCGAACCCGTTCATGACCAAGGCCCTGCGCATGGGCTGACGGGGCCACCGGAACGATCATGCTACGCGGTGGGCTTACCGTGCGCGCATGACCGAGATGCGCGACTTCAGCAAGAAGCGGAAGGACATCACCTTCCGCGTGGACGAGGACGTGTTCCAGGCGGCGCGCGGTGTCCCTGCCGAGGTGCTGCTGGACTTCGCCAGGGAGTTCGCCGGCATGGACGTGTCGGCGACCGTCGACCAGCAGCTCAAGGCGTTCCGCAGCCTGCTGGACGTCGTGCTGCTCCCGGAGTCGCTGGAGCGCTTCAACGCGCGCATGCGGGACCGGGAGAACCCCATCGAGATCGACCAGGTGGAGGACATCGTCACCTGGCTCATGGAGGAGTACGGGCTCCGCCCTACCGAAGCGCCCTCATCCTCGCCGGATGGGCGCTCCGTCCCGGTACCTGGCATGTCCTTGACGGACAGTACACCGGGCGAGGTGTTGATCTCCGCAGCCTCCCCATCGACCGGTTCCTGAACGTCGTCTACTACGAGATGAGCCAGCGGGCGGAGCCGGGCGAGAACGAGCCCGAGGACGCAGCGCAGCAGCGGCTGGACTCCGACCTGGAGGTCCGTCTGTGGCGGGTGCCCGGACAGGACGCGCCCGCCCCGGTGGAGGTCGAAGAGGGAGCGCCGTACTGGTGGCACGGCGACGAGGACGCAAGCCAGGCGTTCCTCGCGGCTCAAGGGGTGATGTTGTAGATGGCTGGCGTTCTCATCGGGACCGGCTTCGTCCGGATCGACGCCGACACGTCGCCGGCGATGAAGGCAGTCAAGGGCCTCGGGTCCATCGGTGCCTCGGCCCTGTCCACGGCGATCCTCCCCGTGACGGCGGCCGTGACGGCGGGTGTCGGCGCGATGACCGCGTCCCTGATGTCCGCCGGCGCGGCGGCGGGCGGCTTCGCGGCGGCCGTCGTCCCGCAGTTCCAGAAGATCACCGAGGCCGGGGAGAAGCTGGACGCGGCCGAGGAGGCGCAGGAGAAGGCGACCATCGCCAAGGCCAACGCGCAAAAGCTGGCCAAGGACATGGGCGTCAAGTACGGCCAGCAAATCAAGATCACGGCCGACATGTCTGCGGAGGCCAAGGCCAAGGCGCAGGAGTACAACCGGGCGCTGGGCGAGGTCACCACCACGACCAACACCGCCCGCCGGTCACAGGCCATCTACGACGAGAAGATGAAGGCCATGACCCCGGCCACCCGGGAGACGGCCAAGGCGTTCGAGGGCCTGAAGGACGACATCGACAAGTGGTCGGACAGCCTGTCCGGCACCACCATGCCGATCTTCACCGCAGGCATCAACAAGCTGCGGGAGATGCTGCCCAAGCTGACCCCGTTCGTGCGCATCGCCTCGCGCGAGATCAAGGAGTTCACCGCCTCGCTCGGCGAGGGCCAGGCCGGCCGTGTCTTCCGGGAGTTCGGCGCGAACCTCCAGGGCAACGCGGGCAGCGCGCTCGGCAACTTCCTGGAGTCGGTCAAGAACATCACCGTCGGCGTGGTCGGCATGGTCAACGCGTTCATGCCCGCGCAGTCCGAGGTGTCGGGCGGGCTGGTGGAGCTGACGCAGCGGTTCGCCGACTTCGGCGCGGGCCTCGGGAAGTCCGAGAGTTTCGCCCTGTTCATGGAGCGGGCGCGGGCGGCCGTCCCGGCCCTGTCCGAGTTCGGCTCGGCACTGGCGGACATCGCCTCGGCCGCCGGGCCGATGGGCGGGTTCGGCCTGCTCATGCTCCAGGTGTTCGCGCAGATCGTCGCCGCCATTCCCACGCCGGTGCTGAAGCTGCTCGTCCCGGCGATCCTCGCCGTCAACGCGGCGCTGAAGCTGTACCGCATCTACCAGGCGGCTGCGACGGCCGCCACGTGGCTGTTCCGCACGTCGGTCACCGCCGCCTCGGGAGCCGTCTACGCCAGCCGCGCCACGATGATCGCGCACCGGGTCACCCTCGTCGCCTCGGCGGCGGCCTCCCGGGCGGCAGCGGCGGCGACGTGGCTGCACACCACGGCGATGAGGGTGGGCCGCGCGGCCATGCTCGCCTTCCGCTACGCGATGGTGGCGGTACGCCTGGCAGTCGTGCTGACCACGGCCGCCTTCCGCGTGCTGGCCGTGGCGATGATCTCCTCACCCATCGGCATCGTGATCGGCCTGCTCGTCGCCCTCGGCGCCGTGTTCGTGCTGCTGTGGAAGAAGTCGGAGACCTTCCGCAACATCGTCAAGGGCGCGCTGGGCGGTATCGCCGACGCGGCGCGGGCCGTCGGAGCGTGGTTCTCCGGGCCTTTCGTCAACTTCTTCACCGGCGCCTGGGACTGGCTGCGCGACAAGGTCTTCGGCCCCATAGGGCGGTTCTTCACGCAGAAGCTGCCGGCCGCCGCCGGGGCCCTGCGCACGAAGGTGGAGATGGCCTGGCGGGTGATGGTGGCGAACGTGCTCGCCGTCTGGCTCGGCCTCAAAGACCAGGTGCTCTCACCCATCGGCCGGTTCTTCACCAAGACGATCCCCGGCTGGGCGGGCACGGCGCGCGACCGCGTGGTGGGCGCGTGGACCGGTCTGCGCGACCGGCTCGCCGGGGTCTACGAGTCCGTCCGCAACAGGGTCTTCGCACCCATCGGCGACTTTTTCACCCGGAGGATTCCGACCGGGGCGCGCAACGCGCGGGACAAGGTCACCGGCGCCTGGCGGAGCCTGCGCGACGGGCTCGCCGACGCCTACGGCTCCATCCGGTCCCGGGTCTTCTCGCCCATCGGCAACTTCTTCACCCGGACGATCCCCGGCTGGGCGCGGACCTTGCGCGACAAGGTGAAGGGGTATTTCCGGGAGATGCGTGACGGCATCGGCTCCATCTGGTCCGGCATCCGCAGCAAGACGAAGGCGCCCGTGAACTGGGTGCTGGACAAGATCTGGAACAAGGGCCTGGTCAACATCTGGGGCAAGATCACCAGTTGGATCGGCCTGGACAACAGGCTGAAGCCGGTCAAACTGCTGGAGTCCGGCGGCACCGTGGGCCCGCGCGAGCCGATGGGTGTCTTCAACCGGCCGACCGCCATCGTCGGCGAGGGCAACACGACACGGCCCGAATACGTCATCCCGACGGACCCCCGGTACGGCTCGCGGGCGCGTGCGCTGTGGCAGGCGGCCGGACACCACCTCGGCATCCCGATGATGGAGTCCGGCGGCATCCTCGGCTCCATCAAGGGCGCCATCGGCTCCGCGCTGGAGAAGGGCGCCAACTTCGGCAAGGGCGCGCTGGACTTCCTGAGCAACCCGGTCGGCAAGGCCAAGGATCTGCTGATGGGCCCGCTGAAGAGGATCACGGCGGCCATCGGCAAGAGCCCGTGGGCGCGCATGGCCGCGCGCATCCCGCGCATGGCCGTGGACGGCCTCATCCGCGCGGTGAGGTCGGTCGGCACGGACCTGCTCGGCTTCGGCGGCGGAGGCGGCAACGTGGACATCGGAGGGTCCGGCGTCAAGCGGTGGTCCGGCGTCGTCCAGCAGGCGCTCCGCCTCGTCGGCCAGCCGGCCGCGTACACCAACATCACCCTGCGCCGGATGAACCAGGAGTCCGGGGGCAACCCCCGGGCGGTCAACCTCTGGGACATCAACGCCAAGCGCGGATACCCCTCGGTCGGCCTCATGCAGGTGATCCGCCCGACCTTCCAGGCGCACGCAGGCCGGTTCCGCAAGACCGGCCCGTTCATGTACGGCACGTCGATCAACCCGCTCGCCAACATCTACTCCTCGATGCGGTACGCGCTGTCGGCGTACGGCTCGCTGCCCCGGGCATACAACCGGCCCGGCGGCTACGCACTGGGCACCGACGGCTCCGCGCCGGGCTGGCACTGGACGGGCGAGCTGGGCCCGGAGCTGATGAAGCTGCCCGCCGGGACCCGCATCCGCAGCCACCGCGCCTCGCTGCGCCAGGCCGCCGCGCCCACCGGCGGGGGCGTGGTCCACCTGACCGTGGAGAACCACGGGGTGATCGGCTCCCGCCGGGAGACGGAGGACTGGCTGGTGTCGTCCCTGGACCAGCTCCGCCGTAAAGGCCGTCTGCCCAAGGCGCTGGGAGGGACCGCCTGATGCCTATCGCCTTCCGTTCCGCAGGCGCCTCGGTCAAGGCCAACATCGGTGTGTCGCCCACCTGGCAGGTGGTCCCCATGCCCCCGGGCCATCAGGCCGGGGACCTGCTGCTGATCGTCCTCGCCTACGACAGCAACACCGGCCCCGCCACACCGGCCGGCTGGACGCTGCTGAGCAAGGCCAGCGCCGGGCAGACGCCGTCCGGGGCCAGTTACTCCCGGGTGCAGACGCGGGTCTACTACCGGGTGGCCACCAGCGGGTCGACCTCGGGTGCGCTGTTCACCTTCTCCCGGGAGCCGTGGCCGACGGGCAGCCCGTACGTGCTCGGGTTCGCGGTCGCCTACTCCGGGGTCGACCCGGCCGGGCCCATCGAGAAGTTCGCGGCCGTCGGCACCGCCGGCACGGCGTCCTCGCAGACGCACCCGCAGCTCACCACCGTGGCCGACGGGGACTGGCTGCTGACGCTGCGCACCGGCTCCGCCTGGGGCGCGCGGTCCACGACCATCGCCGGCGGCACCAACACCAAGCGGGTCGACGACAACGACGGCATGGGCGAACTGTTCGCCTCGCTGTACGACTCCGACTCCACCATCACCCCCGGTGCGCAGGCGGTCCGCGCGACCTTCGCCACCGGCGGTGACGGCCTGTGCGCGGGCGGGTCCACGATGTGGTCCGTCGCCTTGAAGCCCGTCACCGTCGCCGCCTTCGCGCTGCCCGGCTCGGCCGCCGTGTCCGCGACGGCGAACAGCCCGACGGTGGTCACGCAGCCGGGTGGGTGGGACCTGTGCGGGGAGCAGGGTCTGCCCCGTTACCGGTTTGCCATCGACTGGAGCGGTGACGGGACCATCGGAGACACCGAGGCGGTGGGCGCGGCGTACGCGGCTGACACCTTCGGCCGCAGCGTCACAGGCGGCTGGGGTACGGCCGACAGCGGTCAGGCGTGGTCGACGGGGTCCATCGCGTCCAACTTCTCCGTCAACGGCTCCGCCGGTGTGCACGCGGTGAGCACGCGCAGCGCGTCCCGCTTCTCCACCGTGCCCGCGTCCTCGCCGGACACGGACCTGCGCGTCACCTTCTCCGTCGACCAGACCGCCGCTTCGGACAGCATGTACGTGTACCTGATGGCCCGGCACACCGACGCGAACAACTTCTATTTCGTCCGTGTGCAAATGGCGTCCACGGGTGCCGTCGTCCCGACGCTGCGCAAGCGGGTGGGCGGCACAGAGGTCGTCCTTGCCACCGGGGCCACCGGGCTGACGCACGCCGCCGGGGCGGCCTACGCGGTGCGGCTGCGCGTGGCGGGCAACCGGCTGCTGGCCAAGGTGTGGCCCGCCGGGAGCGCGGAGCCCGGCTGGCAGGTGTCCGCCACGGACCCCGATCTGACGGCCGCCGGGGCGGTCGGCGTGCGCACCCTTCTGGGCGGCAGCACGACCAACACGCTGCCGGTGACGTTCCTGTTCGACGATTTCACCGCGTCGTTCACGGCCGACACCGAGGACGTGACCGGGGACATCGTCTCGGACGTGTCGGTGAGCTACGGCCGCGACCAGGAACGGCAGCTCAGTCCGGCCGCCGTCGGCTCCGCCGGGTTCACCGTGAACAACACCAGCCGGCGCTACAGTCCGGAGAACACCGGCAGCCCGCTGTACGGGGACCTGGACCCGGCCCGGCTGATGGGCGGGTCGGTGACGTTCAACGGCCAGACGTACCCCCTGTTCACGGGCCGCACCGACGACTACAACGTGCACGCGGACTTCGCCGACCGCACGGCGGAGTTCACCTTTCTCGACGGTCTCAACGATCTGGCGGGCGTGAAGCTGTCGACGGCCGTCTACACGTCAATGCGCACGGGCGACCTCGTCCGCGCTGTGCTGGACCTGGCCGGGTGGACCGGAGGGCGGGACATCGACCCGGGCGCCTCGGTGGTGCGGTACTGGTGGCTGGAGGGCACCGACGCGCTGAGCGCCATCAACGACCTGGTGAAGTCGGAGGGCCCGCCGGCCGTCGCCTACGTCGCCCCGGACGGGACGTTCGTCTTCCGGGACCGGCACCACCGGCTGCTGCGGCAGGCGTCGCTCACGTCCCGGGCGACGTTCACCGCCGGGCGGCTGGGGGACTGCGCGGCCGGGGCGCCCGCCGAGGGGTACGACTTCACCAAGCCGTTCACCTACGCCCACGGCTGGCGGGACATCGTCAACGTGGTGGCGTTCGACGTGGAGGAGCGCAGCCCGGCGCCGGTGCTGGAGGCGGTGTGGTCCGACGAGTCGACGTACAGCCTCGCGCCGGGGCAGTCGGTGGACGTCGCGGTCAACGTCTCGGAGCCGTTCGTGGGCGCGGTGCTGCCGGTGCTGGGTACGGACGTCACCTACTTCAGCTCGGGCGGCGGGGTGCCGTCCCTCCAGCTCGACCGCCGCTCGGGCGCGTCGGCGACGCTGACGGTGCGCGCGGTGGGCGGGCCGCTGGAGGTGACACGGCTTCAGCTCCGGGCGCGGTCGCTGGGGGTGCAGCGCACGGTGCGGGTGTCGATGACCGACCCCGGCTCGGTCGGCCGCCACGGGGAGCGGTCCTACCCGGACAGCGCGCCGTGGGCCTCGCCGGCGGACGCGGAGGCCATCGCCGGGATGATCCTGCTGCACTACGCACGGCGGCGGCCCACGGTGCAACTCCGGATCACCTCCAGCGACCCCGCGCACTTCATGCAGGTGGTGCGACGCACCGTCAGCGACCGCGTCCGCATCGTCAACGAGGAGATGGGGCTGGACGCGGACTTCTTCGTGGAGCGGGTCGCGCACTCCATTCAGCGGTTCAACCGGGCGGGGCAGCCGCCGGTGCACTCGGTGGTCCTCGGCTGCGAGCGGGACCTGTTGGTCCCGGAGAACGTGTTCACGTTCGACCAGCGCGGCGCGGGGTTCGACCAGGGCGTGTTCGACCTGACGGTGGCGGACGCGGCCGACGAGGTGTTCGTGTTCGACGACCCGGTCCAGGGTCAGTTCGACGTCGGGAAGTTGGGCACATGAGGGAGGCAGCGATGGGGATGGAAGTGCCGCAGGAGCGGGTGGCGGTGGCGAGGGCGTACGTGTACGCGGGGGAGTGGGTGGCGGACTGCCCGCGCCCCGGGGCCGCGCCCGACCGGGCCGGCTGCGGCAATGCGGAGTTCCTGCTGCGGCCGTCGCGCATGGGCGGGCCGAGGGACGCGGAGGTCGGGTTCTTCCTGTGCTCGTACTGCGGGATGCAGGCGCCGGTCTCGTGGCCGGACGACCGGCACGCCATCCTCGCGGTGCTGGCCCGCAGGCCGGTGCCGAACACGCGGAACTGGTACCCGACGGACCATCCGGTGGCGCTGCGTTTCGGCCTGCCCCACGGGCAGAGCGTGCGGGATCTGGAGGCGGAGGGTGAGGCGCACGGTGTGCGCTGAGGGCGTGCCTGCGGCCCCTGGAGGGCTTCGGGAAACGTTAGGCGCTATAAGGGTTAAGGTCGAAAATCCGCAGGTGGGGGCACACAGCAAGATCAGGTACCGCCGGTACCGTGTTGTCAGGTTAACCGTGAAATTGGCCTCTCCTATACGTAATGGGGAGCACACGGTACCGGGAGTACCGAAACTAATTCGTTTCGATAAGCGTCCTTTGGAGGTGGCCTGAACGATGGCCTGGACCGCACCCATGACCGCCGTGGCCGGCGCGACGTTCAGCGCGAGCCAGTTCAACACCTTCGTCCGCGACAACCTGCTGGAGTGCCCCGCCGCCAAGGCGACGAGCGACGCCCAGTTCTTCGTCTCCACCGGGCCCAACGCCCTCGCCGCGCGACAGCTCGCGCAGGACTCCGTACTCACCAGCCAGGGCACCACGTCGATGACCTACGCGGACCTCGCCACCGTCGGGCCCCGGGTGACCGTCCCCACCAGCAGCCGCGCGCTGGTCATGTTCTCCGCCGACCTCAACAACACCGTGAGCAACGGCGCCTCCACCGTGTCCGTCGGCGTCTCGGGCGCGTCCAGCATCGCCCCGTCCCCCGCCTGGCGCCTGGTCCGCGACGGCGCGGCGGCCGGCAACGTCTGGCGCATGGGCACGTCCCACCTGTTCGACACCCTGACCCCCGGCATCAACACCTTCACGATGAAGTACCTCGTCGGCTCGGGCTCCGGGACCTTCGGCAACCGCGAACTGATCGTCCTCCCCTTCTGAGGTGACCCCATGGCCTGGACCGCACCCATGACCGCCATCGCGGGCTCCGTCTTCACGGCGGCGCAGTTCAACACCTTCATCCGCGACAACCTCGCCGAGGTCGCGCCCGCCAAGGCGACCACCCCGGGGTCCTGGTTCACCACCGTCGCCACCAACCAGATCGTCGAACGCACCGCGAAGGTGGGCGTCGACCTGAGCAGCGGCACCACCACGTCCACGTCCTTCGGCGACCTGGACACCGGCCCCGGCCCGGCCGTCACCGTCGACACCAGCAACTGCGCCCTGATCCTGTTCTCCGCGTCCATGACGAACACCAGCGCGTCCTCGTCCCGCGTCGCGTTCGACATCAGCGGCGCCACGTCCATGTCCGCCTCCGACAACCGGGGCCTGGCCACCTTCGGCGCGGCCGGGGTCGGCCAGGTCGCCGGGAACGCGGTCTTCCACAGCGACCTGACCGCCGGGTCCAACACCTTCACGATGAAGTACCGGGTCGCCGGCGGGACCGGAACCTTCCTGTCCCGGCGCCTGCACGTCATGCCCTTCTAGGAGACGACCATGCCAGCCGGCTACACCCCCGTCCGCGTCCACCACGACCACGACACCGGTACGTGGTACGCCACCCTGTCCGGCCGCGAGAGCACCCCGCCCCGGCCCCTCGCGGCCACCGACCGCGAGAGCGCGCAGACCGAGGCTGCTGGTCTGCTCACGCGCGCCGGGCTCAGCCTCGTCTCCGCCTGGACCTACGGCGGTGACGACGAGGCGGGCGCGCACGCCGTGTTCGCCGAGGCCGGTTCGGGCGACGCCACCAAGGCGGGCCTGCTCGCCTTCTGGAAGGCCCACCGCGTGCTGCTGGCCAAGCTGAGCGTGGACGTCGCGGCGCTCCCCGCAGGCCAGCGCGCACTGCTGTTCAGTCAGGACGTCATGCTCATCGGGCTGGCCAAGACTCTCGTGGACAAGGGCGTGCTGTCGGACGACGACCTGACGGCGGCCGTCGGTGCCGTCGGGGCCGCCGACTTCTCCTGGCTGACCGGGCTGTGACCCCCGTGGACGGCTTCGCCGCTTTCCTCACCCCGACCCTCGGCGCCGGCGGCGTCGTGCTGCTGGTCGTGCTGATGGTGCTGCGCGGGGCGCTGGTGCCCCGGTCCACCGTGGACCTCGTCGTGCAGGACAAGGACCGGCAGATCGACGTCTGGCGCTCCCTCGCCGACGGCCGCAAGGAGATGATCGACCTTCAGCAGTCCCAACTGGACCTGCTGATGGGTACGGCCGTGACCACCGAGCGCGTGCTGGACGCCGTCTCCGAGGCGGCCCGCGCCAACCGTGAGGGAGGGGGCGGCCGTGCGCTGGCGCCGACACAAGGCGAGTAGGGCCGAAGACGAGCGGGCGGCCGAGGACGTCCGCGCGGCGGAGGAAGCGCTGCACGACCTGGAAGGCGACCTCGCCCGCGCCCGGGAGCGCACGGCGGTGATTTCGGAGATTTCGCGTACCCTGCGGCGGCTGGGTGAACGCAACCACTTCGCCCCGCTGATCAAGGACGCACTTGGGGGCAAGTTCCAATGACGACAGGGGAGACGGTGAACCTGTGGGGCAGCATCCTCGCCCTGTCGGGAAGCCTCACCTTCGTCGCCGTCTACTCCCTGCTGGCGCGCTGGTGGCGTGACTCCGTCGGCCGGCTGCTCGTCATCAAGGCTCTGGCCATCTCCGCGTTCATGGCCATCTCCATCTGCGTCACCCTGCTCCGGGCGGACATCGAGGTGCTGCGCACCGTGCGCGGGGTCCTCGCCGCCCTGTTTGGGGCGCTGATGCTCTACCAGGCATGGCTTGTCGGCCGTACGCAGATCAAGGGAGCGCGCCGTGACACAACCGGCACCTGACACGTTCCGTCCGCAACTTCCCTCCGTCGGGCGGATCGTCCACTACGTCAGCCACGGCACGCCGGTCCGCGAGGACGGCAGCCAGGCATACACCGCGCAGTGCCGCGCGGCCATCATCACGGAGGTGGAAGACCCTGCCGGGGAGGCCGGCGGAGGGATCGTTTCGCTGGCCGTGTTCAACCCGACCGGACAATTCTTCAATCAAGGGGTCTCGCACGTCGACCGCGAGCACATGGCGGGCGGCACCTGGCACTGGCCGGAGCGTGTGTGATGTCGACGACCCCGCTGACCGCAGACCAGTGGCTGCGCATCCTGCGCGCCGAAGGCGTGAAGGTCTCCGAGTACCCGGGCTGGCGCACCCGCTCGCGCGACTCCGCCACGGGCCTCACCTTCGGCCCGGTGCGGATGATCCTCAACCACCACACGGCCGGCCGGAACTCCCGGGACATCGTCGCCAAGACAGGCGTCCCCGGCCTGCCCGCCCCGCTCGCACACATCCACCTCGCCAAGGACGGCACGGCCACGATGTGCAGCGCGGGCCGCGCCAACCACGCCGGGCCGATGGCCGTCAACGCCTACCAGTCCTTCCGCGACGAGCTGTCGGCGCACCCCGCGCCGTCCCGCGCGTCGGGCACCATCGACGGCAACGACGTCAGCTACGGCGTGGAGACGGAGAACCTGGGCGACGGCACGGACGTCTACCCGCGCGCCCAGTACGACGCGTGGGTGCGGCTCGACGCGGCCGTGTGCCGCCACCACGGCTGGACGGCCGAGTCTGTCGGATGCCACAAGGAGACGAGCGTGGAGGGGAAGATCGACCCGAAGGGGCCGGTCGAGGGGTACGGCACGCGCGGCCGGTTCACCTTCACCCCGGACCAGTTCCGCCGGGACGTCGACGAGCGGCTGAAGCACGGGCCCGACTGGAGCCCCGGAGAGGAAGAGGACCCCATGGCAGGGATGACCAAGCAGGACATCTACAAGGCGGTGTGGGAGACGGACGCGATCACCGCGCCCACCAGCGCCGCCGACCGCAAGACGAACCCGACCTGGCAGCCGGCGAGCTACCTCAAGGACATCGGCAACCGGGTGCGGTCGATGGACAGCCGTCTCGCCGCGCAGTCCGCGACCATCGCGGAGCTGACCAAGACGGTCGCCGCCCTCGCCGCCAACCGGCAGGACATCGACGAGGACGCGCTGGTCGCCCGGATTCAGGCGGCCATCGAGTCCATAGACATCCGGCTTGAGACCGGCGCGAGCTGAAGGCGGGCGGGCCATGTCCCAGGAAGCACGCGTGCGCGCGTCCATCGACGAGGCGGTGGCCCGCGCCACGGCGCCGCTGGAGGAGCGCCTGGCGGCCGTAGAGGCCCGTCTGCGGACCGTGGAGGACGGCGGCGGCCGGACGTCCGCCCCGGAGCCCAAACGGCCGTCTGCGGGTCGTACGGCGCGGGTGAAGGGGTCTGCGGGGGAACAGGCCGGGACCGGACAGTAGCCGGGCAGTGGACCAGGGAACGGAGACCGAGGAATGCGAGTCGTCGTCTATCCGGCGGACACGGGCGGGTGCGGGCACTTCCGGCTCATCTGGCCGGCGGAGCTGCTGCGGGCGGCCGGCCACGACGTGGAGATCCGCCCGCCCGCCGACCGTGGGCTGAAGCTGAAGATCGGCGCGGATGACCGGGTGGAAGACGTGCTGGACGTGGATGGCGTGGACGTCCTCGTCTTCCAGCGCCTCACCCACCAGTGGATGGCGGAGGCGGTGCCGCTGCTGCGCGCCAAGGGCATCGCCGTGGTGGTGGACGTGGACGACGACCTGGCAGCCGTCCACCCGCGTAACCCGGCGTACGAGTCGATGCATCCCCGCTTCGCGGGGAGGGTCGACCCGCGCACGCGGCAGGTCCGGCGGCACTCGTGGCAGCACCTTGCCGCCGCGTGCCGTGATGCCACGCTGGTCACCGTGTCCACCCCGGCGCTGCTGGAGCGCTACGCCCGGCACGGCCGGGGGCATGTGATCCACAACCACCTGCCGGACAGCTACTACGGCGTGCCCCGCGTCGATCGCGACACCATCGGCTGGCCCGCCGCGCTCGCCTCCCACCCGGACGACCCGGCCGTCCTCGGCGGCGCCGTCGCGCGTCTCGTCTCCGAGGGCGGGGACTTCCGCGTCGTCGGCGACCCGACCGGGGTGGGCGTGGCGTTCGGCCTGTTCCACGACCCGCAGGGGCGCACCGGTGTGGATGTGCACGGCTGGCCGGCCGCCGTGGCGGGGGACGTCGGGGTCGGCATCGCCCCGCTGGCGGACACCGCGTTCAACCGGGCCAAGTCGTGGCTCAAGCCGCTGGAGCTGTCGGCCCTCGGCATACCGTGGGTGGCCTCGCCCCGTGCGGAGTACGTGCGGCTGCACGCACGGGGCGCCGGGGTCCTCGCCGACACGCCGCGCCGGTGGTACCGGGAGCTGCGGCGGCTGACCGGCTCGGCGGCCCTGCGGGCGGAGCGGGCGGAGGCCGGCCGGGAGGTGGCCGAGGGCCTGCGGCTGTCGGCGAACGCGTGGCGGTGGGCCGAGGCGTGGGCGCGGGCGCGTGACGTGCAGGATGCGCGCGGCGTGCACGCGGCGTAAGGAAATCTTGTCCCGGGGGCAAATTTACTTCAACTAGGCCGGGCGCCCCCTCACTGAGCGGGACGCCCGGCCACTACGTTGTCCCTACTGAAGGCCCTCCCCGATGTCAGCGGGGAGGGCCTTCAGGCCACCGGCCGGACCGTGGTCCGGGTGCGGGGCTGGGCGGCGGCCTCGGTCAGCCAGGAGACGCCGCAGGCCAGGCAGAGGGCGTCCATGCTCTCCTCCATGTCGACCACCCTCCGGGACTCGCACGACGGGCACTTGGCCCGGTTCTTCTTCGCCTTCAGGCGCCTGCGCTCCGCCGTGTCCGTACCACCCCAGTACCCACGCTGACCATACGTCAAGGCGTAGCGCAGGCAAGTCGCCCGGACGGGACAGGGGTTGCAGTAGGTCTGCGCGGCCTCCAGACCGGCCTCGTCTTCCTTGTCGGGGACGAACGTCTCCAGCGGCGCCCCGTTGCACAGGGCGTCGTCCTGCCAGCGCACCTCCGACGCGGCGTACCCGCCGACAGTTACCGGTATCACCATCTGACTCCTCGGACGCAGTGACACTTTCAGACTGAACTATTGCGGTGTGCACGCGGGTTTGGAACGGCACACACGTAGATAAATGTGCCCCTCACACTAAGTGAGAGACGCGTCTCCGATTGTGAGTCATCGCAGCTCAGGGGCGGAGGACTTCACGAATCGTTCACCGGGAGCACGTACCGCGAGGTCAACTGACTTATTGTCAACAGGAGTTGGGGCGGACGCGCGACAGCCCCGCCCGGGTGTCAGGAACGGGGCTGTCAACAGATTGTCACCGACCGTCGAGTTCTGGCCAAAGGATCAAACGGGGCGGTCGCCCCGCTCCCGCTCCTCGTGCGCGGCCATCTCCTCGGCGCCCCTGCGCCCGGTGATCCCGTCGTCGTAGCGGGCAGTCCACGTCCAGTCGCTCAGCCGGCCGCCGTCCCCCTTGCGCACCACGTCCCGCCCGACGCCGATGTGGATGTGCGGGATGGTCAGCGACTTGGGGTTGACCCGCAGCACCTCGTACCAGGTCCCCCGGTACCGCACGAAGTCGCCGCGCGTGAAGTCGGCCCGGGACCAGACCTTGAACCCCTCGGCCTCGGCCCGCCGGACGACGACCCGCCAGTGGTCGAGCTGGTCGTCCAGCTCCGCGAGCTGACGGCGCAGCTCGCCGGCGTAGTCGGAGCCCGGGGTGCACCGGGACAGCGACCGCTCCACCCGGCGCCGGTCCGCCTGAAGCTTCTCGATGCGCCGCAGGGTGCGCGCCGGGTCGTTGCGCCGCTCGCTGTACCCGGCGGCCGTCCCGGCCCGCTCGGCCAGCCGCTCCGCCCGCTGGCCCTCGCCGATGAACTTCCGCTCCCCGGCGTCCATGCGCGCGAGGTCCCGGCGGTGACGGCCCTCCGAGTGATGGCCCCGCAGAACCGGCTGGCCCGGAGGGATGTGCTCGGCTATCTCGCGCGCCCGGCGGTACCCCGCCTCGGACGCGGCCTGCGCCCGGCCGGCCGCGCCGGTGAGCCGTTCCGCCCGGTCCTCGGCGCGCTGCTCGCGGTCGGCCTCCGCCTCGGCGAACGGCCGCGCGGTGTCCTCGTCGGTGACGACGTCCACGGTCCACCCGGCGGCCTCCAGGGCGTCCTTCGCGCCGTTGATGCGCCACATCTGCGCGGCCCGGTCCCGGGAGCGCTGGATGCCGAGGCAGCCCAGCGAGGGGAACCAGCGGAAGCCGTGCGGCCGGACGGCTTCCAGGACGCCGTCGCCCTTGCGGGAACCTTCCAGCAGCGTGCCGTCGGCGCGGGTGTGCGTGATGGTGATGATGCCCATGGCGGGCCCCCTGTTCCTTGGTCAGGTGATGCGGTGGTGCGAGCGCCCCGTCCAGTGGGGTGCGGACGGGGCGCTGTGACGCCGGGCCCGGTGGGGGAGGGGCCACGGCGTACCGGCTCGGAGTGTGCCGGCGGTGGTGCGTATCGCCGAACGGGCCGGTCAGGCCGTCGCGGTGCGCGGCGTCCAGTCCTCGGCGTCCGTCCGGCGCAGCCAGGCCGCCGCCGACTGGCGGCCCTCGGGCGGGAGCAGCACGGACGTCCCGTACTCCTTGCCGCGCGGGCCGATGGCCACCCGGGCGTCGCCGTACGGCGTGAGGCATTCCAGCCGAGCCCAGGTGTACGTGTTCCAGACGGTGGCCGTCTCGTCGCCGTGGACGGCGAGGCTGGCCCCGTACAGCGTGCCTGGCCGGTCCCCGAGGGCGGCCGGCTGCGCCTCGCCGGCGAACCACGCCGCGAGCGGGAGCAGCCAGTCGGCCGACAGCAGCACGGTGGTGTACTGCCCGGCGAACAGCCCTTCCACGGTCATGGCCGGCTTGCCGTCCTCGGGAGGCGTGAACCTCAGCGCGGCGCCCAGGACCGTCCCCGGGATCGTGAGTGCGTCCATGAGTCCTGCTTTCCTTGGTCGGGGGTGCGGGGAGTGCTCCCGGCCGGTCACGATCCGGCACTTCCGGGTTGAGGGCCCGGCGGACATCCGTTATCCCACGGGAGCGGGTTGGGGCCTAACGGCCCCGGGCGGTCAGTCGGTGATCTCGACGCCGTCCCAGTAGGCGATGGTGCTGAACCCCATCGAGTCGGTGCGCGTCTTGCGGGCCAGCTCCCGCGCGTCCTCGCCCCGGCCGTCCTCGGCGAGCAGCAGCGCGAGCGAGACCATGAACTCGGTCACCTCGCCGGTGCTGGGGAGGACGACGCCGGCGCAGGTCTCGCCGTAGCTGGCCGGGTACGACTCGCGGATGCTGTAGTCGTCCTCGCTCAGCTCGATGTTCTCGGCGGCGGTGACGATGTCCTGGCGGGAGAGCTGCATGGTCGGTTCCTTCTTCCGTAGTCCTCGGCCGGCGTGTCCGGCTGATGAATTAATTAAACCATAACGCCCCGGGGAAGACAACCCCGGGGCGCCGGCTTCGTTCGGTCAGTGCTTGTCCGCCTCGGCGGCCGGGCGCCGCGCGGTCCACCCGATGATCAGGGTCGTGGCACCCAGCGCGATGAAGGCGCCGGACGCCAGGCCCGTGGTCACGGCGAGGACGGCGGCGCGGTCCTCGGCCGCGCCGGACGCCGCCAGGGCGCTCGTCGTTCCGACGGCCAACATGGCCGCGCCCAGCTTCGTCGACTTCAGCATCAGTTCCTCGATTCCTTGGTCAGTGCCTGGCCGATGACGCGGGCGGCCTCGCCGTACAGCGGCTCGTCCACCGGGAGCCGCAGCAGCCGGCCGGCCGCCTTCGCGGCCTCGCCGTACAGCGGTTGGTCGACGGGACGCATCAGCAGGGTGCGCGGGTCGGTCATCGGGTCCTCGTTCCTTGGTCCGCCGGGCCGGCTGTCCGGCCCGATGAATTGATTAAATCATAAGGGCCCCGAGGTCGACAACCCCGGGGCCCTCGGCGGTTCGGTCAGCTCTGGCACCACTTGTGCGAGCAGTTCCACTCCGGGCGGCACTTGGGCGCGCGACGCTCACGGCCGTCCAGGCAGATGCCGCACGGGTCGGAGTTCGGATTGTCGAGTGACCGCTGCGACGGAAGCCCGAAGTTGTTGATCATGTCGGCGGGCGCGGCGATGCCGCAGTGCCGGTACAGGTCGCCCCGCCCGCGCCACGTCCACACCCGGCCGTGGCTGTCGGTGATGTCCGGGTGCTCGGCGCGCTCCAGCTCGGCCAGCGCCGCGCGGGCATCCTGCCAGTCGGCGATCAGCCGGCCCACGGCCTCGGTTACGTTGCTCACGTCGTCTCCTCGGTTCTGGTTCGGTCAGTTGAGTACGGTGCGGTCAGCGCTTGAGCCGCACCGGCATGAGCATGTGCACGAAGCCCTCGCCGGTGACGGCCTCGCCGTCGGTGAGGACGAACGGCTTGAGCGAGGTCCGCGCGTGGACGACCACCGCCGGACCGTTGAACGTCCCGAGGGCGTCCAGCAGGTACGCCCCGTTCACCACCATCGGGGCGTCCAGGCTCCCGCCGGCCAGCGCCTCGCCGCCCACGGCGACCCCGCGCACCCGGTCCTGCACCCCGTCGTCCAGGCCCGGCGAGACGGTCACGCCAGCCGGGGCGAACTCCAGCAGCACGTGCGGCGCCTTGAGACCCTTGGCCTTGGACAGGGCGTGAGCCTTGCGGACCGCCCGCGTCAGGGCCTCACGGTCCACCCGCACGGCCAGCGGCAACGCCCCCGACGGGAGCATGCCCCACAGGTCCGGGAAGTCCCCCGCCGCGACCGGGCAACGCACCGTCACCGTCACCGCTCCGACGGTGAACGTCACCCAGTCGTCCATCACCCCGACGGTGACCGGGCCGGTGTGCCTGCCCAGCAGCCTGGACATCTTTTCCAGCAGCCACGCGGGCACCAGTGCGGCAGTCTCCGCCCGGCCTCCGTCTATCGCCTCCACCTCGCCCACGGTGACGCGGTAACGGTCGGTGGCGGTCAGGCGCAGCACTCCGCCGGCGATGCGCAGGTGCACGTACGTCAGCGCCGGCAGCATGTCGTCCCGGCCGGCGGCGGCGGGCAGCACACGGGCCACCCGCGCGAACCACTCCGCGCCGTTCACGGTCACCTGCCCCGGGGCGTCCGGCGGGAAGGCCGGGTATTCCTCCAGCGGCAGCGTGTTGAGCGGCACCGCCAGGTCCGGCGTGGACAGCGTCCCGTCGTCCACGGTGACTCGCGTGCGGGCGGCCACGGCCGTCTTCTCGCCGGCGACAGCGGCGGCCAGGACGTCCTTCGCGTCGTAGAAGTTGAACAGGCTGGCCCCGTCGCCTCCCGTCCCGCCGTCCACGCGGACGGACACGGAAGTCTCGTAGTCGAACGCGCGCAAGGTGAGCGCGCCGTCGGACGTCTCGGCCATCACCCCGCCCAGGATGGGGACGGGCGGCTTGGCGGCGACCCCGAGCGCCACGGTCTTCAACGCGTCGGACAGTTCGCGGTGGGTGGTGGTGAAGCGGGCCGGGGCCGTCTCGGGTGCCTGCGCGTGCGTCGTCATGTCTTCCTCGTTCCCTGGTCGGTTCCGGTTCGATCAGTTGTGCGCGGCGGCGCGGTGCTGTTCGTCCACGCCGATGCGGGAGACGGCCAGCAGGGCCTCGCCCTCGGGGCAGTCCGCCCGGTCGTCGCGCCGGCAGTCGGCGCAGCCGACGACGTGGAAGCGGTAGTCGGAGAACGCGGCGTGGTACGGCATGGACTCCACCAGCCGCTGCTCGGGGACCTTCAACGCGGTCAGGTCCGTGTACCCCTCCAGCTCCGCCGCCTCGCTCATGGCGTCCGGCTCCCATTCGGCCCATGTCGTCTGCCGCATGTCGGTTCCTCGTTCCGTGGTCTGCCGGTCCGGCCGTCCGTCCCGGTGACTTAATTAAATCATAGTCGCCCGTCCGGGACAACACCCGCGACCCTTCCGGCGGAGCCCGCCCGGCGCTCGCTACGCTCATCCCGGACCACCGACCGAGGAACCGGGAGACAGGCATGACACGACTACCAGCCGAGGGCAGGCGCATCGGCGTCATCGGCAAGGGCGGCAGCGGCAAATCCACCACCTGTGGTCACCTGCTCGCGCACTGGGGCTCCACCGGCGTCCCCGCCGTCGGCATCGACGCCGACGACCCCGGCGAGCAGGAGGACGGCAGCCTGTACGCCTGGTCGGACAGCGCGGATCTCGGCGCCCCGGTCTACCGCGCGCCCGCCGCGTCCCGCATCGCCGACGAGGCCCGCCGGCTCACCCCACCCCACGGCCTGGCGCTCATCGACACCGGGGCGTGGGAGCGCCGGTCGGGGAACGCGCACTTCGCCGTGCTGGCCGCCAGTGACCTGGTCGTCCTCGCCGTGCAGCCCACCCCGATAGAGCTGGAGCGCGCCGGCTCGGTGCTCAAGGCAGTCGAGCAACTGGAAGCCGTCGGCGTCGTGCCGCCCCGGCTGCTGCTGCTCATGACGATGGTCAACCGCTCCGCGTCCTCCGCCCGCGAGACGCGGGAAGACCTGACGGGCGCCGGCTTCACCGTGATGCGTACCGAGGTGCCCCGCAGCGACGGCCGCGACGGCTACGCGCAGGCGTTCGGCCGCCCGCCCCGCATAGAGCAGGGCAGCCCCATGGCGCTGCTCGCCGGCGAGCTGCTGGACGAGGTGACCCGGTGAGCACCGCACGCCCCCGCGTCGACCGCGCCGCGCTGCTCACCGGAGCCCGGTCCCGCGTCGCCGCGCCGGCCGTCAACCCGCTGCTGCCCGCGCAACCCGAGACGCCGGACCCGTTCGCACCCCGGCCGCTCGACCCGGCGGCCGTCACCGGCACCGACGAACAGCGTCTCGCCGCGTTCGAGGCGGCCATCTCCGAGGCGCAGGAGACGGCCGCCGGGTCGCTCAAGGCGGCCCGCGCACGGTTCGTCGTGGAGGCCGGGACGGCGCTGCGCGCGATCCGGGACGACACCCTGTTCCGGCTGACGCACGAGACGTTCGAGGACTACATCAGGCAGCGGTGGGACATGGACCGCACCCGCGCCTACCAGCTCATCGACGCCGCCCCGGTCATGCTGGTCATGTCGAAAATTTTCGACACGGCGCCGGTGGAGTCGCAGGCCCGCGCCCTCGCCCCGGTCCTCGCCGCCCACGGGGAGGTCGCCGTGCGCGAGGTGGTCGCCGCCGCACGGCAGTCCGGCGACAAGGTCACCGTCAAGGCGATCCGGGGAGCGGCCGACCGGCTCAACTACCTTCCGCCGCCCGCGCCCGCCCCGGCCGAGGGGCAGCCGGCGGAGCCGGTGACCGAGCACACCCCCGAGCAGGCCCGCGCACTCGTCCGGCTGGAACAGGGTCTGGCCGCGCTGCGCGGTGCCCACCGGGCGCTGCGCGGGCGGGTCATCGCCGACGCCCTGGAGGCCGATCCGGAACGGGGTCAGGTGCTGGCCGCGCAGGTCCGCGACCTCGCCGGGAAGATCGACCGCCTCACGCGGTGAGCGGACACGACGAAGCCCCGGCGCCGTGAGGGCTCCGGGGCTTCGGGCTGTGCGGGGTCAGCAGGGCGTGCCACAGGCGGTGCAGGGACCACCCCACAGCGGGACCCAGCGGCGGGGCTGGTCGTCGCCGACCGGTAGCGGGAACCCTTCCGGGTCGAACCGTGAGCCCGCGTTGCAGATAGGTCGGGGCTCCACGTTCAACGGGTCCGTGTCGGACGCCTTCACGTACGTCGCCATGGCTACCCCTCGCCCGCGAGACGCTTCAGCGACTCCAGCGCCGCCTCGTCGGCGTCGGTGAATTCGTCACCGCGCGAGAACATCTGCTCCTGCGCGAGGCCCACGGCGTAGCGCAGGATCGCGCGCTCGTCGTCGGACAGGAGCGACGCGGCGTGGTCCCGGGCCAGCCCCGCCAGCCAGTCGGGCAGCCAGCCGATGTCCTCGGGCGCTGCGTCCGCCTCGCCGGCGATGGCTCGCAGTTGGGCCGTGGCCCATCGGGCGCCGTCACAGAAGTCGGCCGTGTCCTCGGCGGTCTGCGGCACGTCCTCCGCGTCGATCCGGTCGGCCGCGCCCCGCAGGACGTCGGGCAGCGTCTGCCGGGAAGGCATCTCCCCGTCCCAGCCGTCGTCCCGCGCGGGCTTGCCGTCGGCCAGCCACTTCACGTAGTCGGCCAGGATCGAGTCCTCAGCCCCGTCCTGGTCCCACCGGTCCGGGTCGGCCATCGTGGCCTGGATGCCGTCTCGCAGCCGCCGGTACGCCTGCGCGTCCAGCACGAGGCTGGAGGGGTTCAGGTCGCTGCCCAGGATCTCCCGGCGCGCTTCCTCGTGGTAGTCGTCCAGCTTCCGGGCCGCGTCTTCCGGGCTGATGCGGGCCCCGGTCAACCGGGCGTAGACCCACTCTCGTGCGCTCATGCTTCCTCACTTCCCTGGTCGTCGGTGGTCTGTCGGTGGTGGGCCTGTCCGGACTCGAACCGGAGTCTCCCGGAGCGCGGGAACCGACCAAGGAACGCGCTTCACGGGTGCACTGCCTGACTGTGCTACAGCCCCGTGTGCCGCAGGCCCGTGAGCCTGCGAGCGGTGCCGGGATCGCGGCTCCCGGCCGGCCGTCGTGCTACGCCTCGCCGACCCAGTGAGCCCGCGCACCCTTCAGAATGTCCTCGTTGGTCGTCTCGCCGTCCTCGCTCCAGTCGTAGAAGACTCCGTCCAGCCACTTGGCGAATGCGTCGGCGGAGACGGCGGGGAGACCACCCCCGTGGGGGTCCTCGGCCCACTCACGGATGTCGTACGTCGACAGGGCTTTCACACCGGGCCGGTCGTCGCCGTCCTCCATCTCGGCCAGGGCCTTCAGCAGGTTCTTGTTCATGTCGTTCCTCGTCTCGGCGGTCAGTGACCCGCGACGCGGGCCGCGTTGGCCATGTCGGCCTCGGTCTGCTGCGTGCCGCCGCCGTTGACCAGCAGGTAGAACCTGGCCTCGTCTGCCTCGGTCGCGCACGCCTTCGTCTCGGCGACCATGAACTGCGCTCGGTTGGCGAAAATCCGCTGCCCCGGCACGGTCAGACCGGTGTACCGGACGTACGGGCCGTCGCAGGTGTCCTCGGTGAATTCGATGCGGTCGGTCGGGAACCATGACGCGGGGACGGCGAACTCGCCGGCGAACCACATGCACGCGGTGGTGAGTCGCTGCCGGCCGTCGATGACCGCCCAGAAGGCACCGCCCGTCTCGTACGGGTCGCGGCCGGGGTTGGCCGTGCGCCACTCCTCGGTGGCCCGGTCGGCGAGGATGACAACGCCAACGGGCAGGCCGCGCAGCCAGGACTCCACCAGGGCGATGCGCTGGTCGGTCGTCCACACGCTGCCGCGCTGGTACGGCGGGCTGAGCAGGAGGTGCCCCTCGGTGACGGTTCGTGCGATTTCGCGCGCCTGACGGGCTGAGGGGTTCAGGCTGGCGTGTTCCAGCGGGGCGGCGGTCTGCCTGGTCATGGTCGGTTCCTCGTTTCCGTGATCGGTGGGGCCGGGGCGACGGTGCCCCGGCCGTCGTGCGCCAGGTCTACGGGGTGGTGCGCTGGGCGATGAACTCCGCCGCGTTGGACGCGCCGAACATGCCGCGCGAGCCGACGGGGCCGACGGCCGACCACACGCCGCACGGCTCGCCCGTGACCGCGTGCGGCTCCGGGCGCAGCGTCCAGTCGATGTCGTTCGTGGTCACGGTCACCGTGCCGTCCGGCCGCGCGGAGGGGTCCAGCCCCTTGGCCCGGAGGGCCGCGAGGAGCGGGGCCGACAGTTCGGGCGCGGCCGGGGTCACCGGCTCATCGGCGGACAGGTCGTCCTCGTCGCAGGTGCCGCACAGCGTGTACCCGCCGTCGGTGCGGCCGAGTTCGGTGGCCCACTGGTCGCGGCACACGGCGCAGCGCTGCGGCTCCACCACGGTCTCGCCGGTCGCACGGTCGGTGACCCGGATCTCCAGCTCTCCGCCCCGCGCGTTCGCGGCGCGCAGCGTGTCGAGCATCGCGGCCTCGGCCGCGCCCAGGGTCCACTTCGCGTTTCGGACCGGCTTGTCGCCGTCCCACGCGTACACGACGGCGTACGGCATGGACTGGCCCTTGCTGTGGCCTCCGCCCTTGCGGGGTGCGCTCATGGTCGGTTCCTCGTTCCCGGCCGGTCCACCCGGCCATTGATTTAATTAAACCACAGGGCCCCGGGACGCACAACCCCGGGACCCTGGCGAGTCTGGCCGGCCGTCAGCGGCCGTACTGCTCCGCGCCGTGCGAGACGTAGCCCTTGCCGTCGCAGTGGCTGCACGCGGCGACCGACACGGACTCCACCACGCCCGTCCAGTGGGTGACCTGCTGCTGCCACTGCTCCAGCGCCTCGGCGTAGTTGTCGGCCGCGACCCGGTCCGGGATCGGCAGAGTCAGACGCCGGTTGACCTTCACCGGCACGTGCCTGCCCGACTTCAGCGGCCGGCCGCCGCGTCCGGTGTTGGCACGCCACTCGGTGCGGGGCTCGTCGTACGGGACGTACAGGCTCACGTGCACGCCGGGCCTGTTCTGGAAGTTCAGGGAGACGAAGTCGACGCGCGGCATCCCCTTGAAGACGGCCATCAGGTGGGCGGCCAGGCCAGGGATGTGCCCGGGGAACAGGTGCGCGTACTCCGTCCGCTCGGCCAGCATGTACGGGAGCTGCGCGACCCACTGCGGCTCGTCAGGTGCCGGCGGCTCCCGGCCCTCCAGGAACACCACCGGGCCGTCGTAGACGTGCTCCAGCGGCGGCTGCTCCTCGGTGACGTCCGTGTAGAACGACCACAGCGCGTCCTCGTCGCCCCTCACGCGCTCGTTCCGCTCCTCGACGGTGAGGGTGGCCGGGTAGCGCACGGACTCCGCGTTCGGGTCGATCAGCCGGTAGCCGACGGTCTTCGGCCGGGGCTGAGCCGTGGCGGTGAGCCGGACGGCCTCGCGGTCCGTGGCCCACCAGTCGCCGTGCAGCTCCGCCATCGGGCGGCCGTCGGCGAACATCCCGGTCAACTTGGCGCGGGCGGTGAACCCGGGCCGGCCGAACGCGTCCGGCACCGGCAGGTGGTACAGCCGGCGGCCGTCGGGGTGCTTCAGCGCGTAGACGGTCATGAGTCGGTTCCTCGTTCCTTGGTCGGTGGTCGTCAGGACGCGGCGGCCGGGACGTCCAGCATCCGCAGGCCGAGGTGCAGGCCCCGGTCCCGGCCGGCGCTGTAGACGCGCTG